AAGCACCGAAGCCAGCAACGGCGACTAAACCTTTACCGATTGTTTCCCAATCAAGGTCAGAGAATTCTTGTAATGCTTTACCCATTACCCAAACAGCACCACCAAGAACACCCATTACTAAAGCACCCTTAAGAACATCCATACTACCGAATGCCTTAACACCCTCAGCAATTCCTGTTAGAATTGCTTTAATACCTTCGCCCATTCCAGTTGCTAAACCCTTTAATCCTTCGCCTAATGAGTTAAGACCTTTACCGATCTTACCCATCAAACCACCATCACCTGCTGGTTCAGCACCTTTCTGTGCTACGTTTGTTTGTCCAGGTTTACCACCTGTGTTTTCTGCGATTTGATCTAGAGTTTTAATAATATGTTCGTTTTTACGATCACCTTCAATCGCTTTTTCATTATGATCATCTTCTTTATTTTGTTGTGCTTGCGTTGCAACAGTTTTCTGCGGAGCTTTCGAGCCAGGATTTAAACGATATACTGGGTCGTCGCTAAACTGTTCACTTGCCAAATCTAGTCCACTATATTTGTCTGCTAAATCTCTTCGTTTCTCTATTAGACTATGTGCTTCTGGTGAACTCAAACGAAGTTTTTCTTCGTCATGTATGCCAGTTTGTTGTTTAATATACTCTAATCTTTGGTCATTTGCAGACATCTCTTTTGATGTCTTGTGTGCTTCTTCGAAATCTTCTTTTAACTCTTTGGTTGTTCTTTTTGTTCCAAGTAGTTTCTGTTTTTCAATAAAATCATCACGGGCAATTGACTTGTCCATGATACCAAAAAAATTAAATTTTTCTTTTAATGATCTGGTTGTTGGTAAACTAAACATCCCCTTGAGATTTTTTCCAAAATCTCCAATTCTTTCAGAAACGGATTTAATTGATGCCAGCCCTTTAGAAAAATCTGCTATTTCTTTGGCTTCATCTCTCCATTGTTTCTCAAACTCTTTTTGGCTTCTATACGAATCATTTTGAACTTTAAGTTGTTTCTGTAAAGTGCTAAGAATATCAATTTGAATTTTTTGAGGTGAATCTGAACCACCAGATCCTTTTTCAAGAATCTCCTTAACAGTTGATAATTGTTTTACGCTCTCCGCCTGTAATTGGAGTAATTTTCCAAAATCGCTTGAAGATACGTGAACTTGAATCGGTGGTTTTGCCATCTTAGCTTCTTCTCATTTTTTGTTGTTCTAACCTTTGTTTTTCTTCCTCTAGATACTTCACCAACATAGACACATATAATTCTCTTTCGAATGGTATCATATTATCAAGTTCCGTCAGAGAGTATTTGTGGTACTGCATTAAAGCGAAATTCAGTTTATAATGATTATATAAGGTTTCATGACAAAGGTTCATTAAAAAAAACTTTGGAGACCCTCCAAAACTTTATCGTGTTGTTTGCCACAGACAGGGCAGTTATAATGAACTTCTTGTTTCAGTCTAGGCATTGTTTCGAAGAACTTTTGAATCTTCTTAAATTGTTCAGAAGTTAAATTATTCAAAAATTCTAACAGTTCTTCTTTAGTTTGTTCTTTACCATAGAATACTTCGTCACCTTGATAAACGAAGTCTATACAGCCAGCAACAATATCAAAAATATCATCAATTGTGTCAGCTTTTAAGTTTTCTAGTCTAGAGATTGTTTGGACTGTTGGGTAACGCATAACTACACCAACATCATTAAACAACTCAATTTTCTTATTGTGTTCAGGTGATTTCTCAACCTGAATCTTAGTAATGTCGAAAGAGATTTTAACTTTAGCTTTCTCGTCATCACATGTGTCGCATGGGAACAATAGATCAACAGTTTCCCCAACTGACTTACCACGAATTTGCGTGAAGATATATTCTAAGTCAAACGTGGCTAGATTATCAATTTTATAATCTCCAGTCACACACGCTTCAATAATATCTTTTAATGTTTCAACCATAGTAATAGGATCTTCACTTTGCTGCGCCAGCAACAGTGCTTTTTCTTCCTTCACCAAAAATGGTCTAAATTTAACACGTTCGCCACTAGACGGAATTGTTAAATTATATTGTGCCGTTGTATTAATCGGTAAAGCCATTGTCACTCTCCTTTAGACATATTCTTGATTAGTTTATTCAATTCAGCTGTGCTACCAACAAAGATAGCATTATTATTTGTAACTTTCTCTGCCTTTGGTCCATCAAGTTTTTGTTTCTGTTGATGGATATCCATAAGCTGCTGATTTATGTCAGCAAGTTGTTTCATCAAATTACCTACAACTTCAAAAGCACGTGGGTGCTCAGATTGCTTAGCTACCTCTAGAGCAGCGTTCAATGCTTCTTGTCCCTTTAATAATAATTCTTGAAGATTACCACGAGTTTTATCGTAGTCACTTTCAATTTTTTGTGTTGGTGATTCTACTATCTCACCAGTACTATTATCAATCACTTCTGTAGTTTTGGTTATAGTTGGAACATCAAAAACTTCAGACAAATTATCATGTACGTTCATTGAATATCATTCCTTGTGTTTCTTGCTGGCGGATCTCCAGCAGAACTATTTATTGACGAATTTACACTTGGTGTTGGTTTTGGAATTGGGCTTGGTGTTGGTGGAGTCGCTGGCGTTCCAAATCCTGAACTGCTACCAAAGCTGCTTGTTGGTGTTGGGCTAGGTGCTGGTGTTGAACCAAAACTCGAGCTTGGGGAACCGAATCCTCCTGTCGAAGGAGAGCCAAATGCTGAGCTGCCGCTAGGTGAACCGAAGCCACCTGACGAACCAAATCCTGATGATCCATTATTCATACCTCCACCGAAACCACTGTTCGTACCTGAATTCATACCACCCATACCTGAATTCATACCCATACCACCCATACCTGAATTCATACCCATACCACCCATACCATTGTTCATTTGACCTGGAACTTGATATGTTGTACCACCTTGTAATTGAAGGCCACCATTATTAGCACCATTCAGTTTCTCTTGAGTTCTCCCATAAGCAGCGATACCAAGAACAGCACCCATCGCAACGTGGAATAAACCAGCACCTTGTAGAGTTAAAGGTTGCCATTGAACATTAACTTGACCGTGAGCTAATGATTGAATCAGAGACCATAAAATTGGTGCTATCATAAAATCGAAAATACAAACACCCATGTACATCCAACCCATCATTGGACGCCATTTACTGTTCATCCAATCTTCTTTTTTCTTCTCACTCGCACTCATTTGATATTCTTGGTCTGACATGGCAACCTTTATTATTATGCTGGAACTGTTATTGGTTGGTTATTTAATTGACCAACTGTTAATGGTTGCTGCTGACTTAAATCAGTCATGGCAGTGTATGATGTCGAAGTCCAATATTTGTATTGCATTGTTACCTGTAATTTCATAACGTCTTTCTGGTCATATCCAATCTGAACTTGACCAATCGATTTCGGATAACACTCATAGAGATTGATGTCATATTGAGCATTATTTGAATAATCTTCAACAGTAATTACCATCTGTGAAATATAATTCGCATAGTAATTAAATGTTCTTGTGTACGGATCTTGAATTAAACCCATCCATCTATCAAAGTAATTTTTGACATTCATATTATTATCAACGTAGAACGTCAAATTGATATCACCGAATAACTTTTCGTATGGAACTTCGCGAAGTTCTCCATACATTCTTAATTGAGCAGTGCTTACGTTTACCCCAGGAATTTGAATATCTGAACAATACATCATAATCTGACGTAAATTGTCTGGATCATTAACTACATCACCGAATACAACTGTGTATCGGTTTGAGCGCATCATCCCCTGTGTTTTAACTGTTGCGATAAAGTCGTCTATAGTGGCCATAGATTATCTCATTCTTTTTTTAGAATCTGCCCAGACTTCTAGTTTATTCGCCCCAACGAATTTTTCAACAGGAAGTAACATTGCTGTTGCCCAGTCGTATGAGGGGATTTGTTTAAATGCAGAACGAACATGGTCTGACAAATAGTGTTTAACGCAAGGCTGGGCAGCTTTGAACTTGGAAATTCCATCGATTGTAGACCAAGAGTATTTTAACTTAGTTGCTTCGTTCATTTTATCATTACTCTTAAACTGCATTAAAGCATCCAGCAGTTTAATTCTCAATGGGTATGGCAAGTAGTGCATATTCAACCCAAGAAATCCACCTTGAACTTTCCTAAATGGGAAAACTAAAGGGAATCTGTCATAATAGGGTAATTCTGCCTTCAACTTTGGATCATAGAAATACATATAGAGTTTTCCAGGCATAATGGAATTTTTAAGCGAGTCAGGTTCACCAGACATTATTTTGTGTGGTGTAATCTGTTGTTTAGTTAACAACAGAACTTGCTGATTATACCATGTGGTGGACTTTCTGGCAGCTGTTGCCAGATCGTATTGGTTTTTGTCGAAAACAGTTTGTAAACTTGATTTTGTAGCCATTTAATTATTTAGGTCATTTCAGACCGAGTTCTCGCTCAGTTATTATCTTAAATTCCCAACCACGATCTTTACAGTACTCTCTTGCAGCAGCCCATTTAGCTTCGTTTTTTATGTATGTAAGAGATTCTGTTATGTATCGTTTAGTTTGGCGTCCAGGATAAACTGGTGGAACAGTCTGTTTTTCTGGTTTTACTTCAACCAAATATCTCTTTATAGACCCGTCCCTTTGTTTAATTTGTATATTAAAATCAACAAAATAACGATGTATTCTATTATCAGTTGGGCAACGATATGGAATAACTGTCTCTTCAGAAGTCCACTTTAATATCGATGGGTTTTTATCGCACCAAGTGGCGAACATCGTCTCCCAACTAGATCTCATAATGATATTGGTAGGATCCCCACCATATTTTTCTGGATACAAAGGTTTATACAATCTTTTGTGAAACATGCCTAAATACTCTATTAGAATAGTAAATCTCCAATATTTAGGAAAACTATGGCGACCTTCCCGAATTTAACTTCGAAAACGATGCGTGGACCAGCGACATCGTTTAATACAACCTATCAGGTTGATAATTACTCATACCCAGTAGACATTCAAAGCGAACAATATGGTGGCAACTTTGTTGCCTTTTACATCAACGTATCTACAGATTCTTATTTGTCTTCTCTTCCGAGCATGGATTCTCGAATGCCAGACATCGCAAATAGAGATCGTGGTGGATTAATTGCTCAAGCGAATGCTATTGGATTAACTCCAGATGGTATGTTAGCAACAGCAGCAGTTTCAACAATAGCATCTGGTGGAACACTAGGAAATACTTCGTTAAAGGGTAAAGGGACTGGTAAAATTGATCCATCTACTGAAAAAGAAGGAACTCACAGCGCACTTTCTTCTTTGTGGGAAACATCTAAAATGCCAACAGACTGGTTTAAACAAGCAGTAGGTGGAGCTGCCATCGCAAAATCTGCGTCAAATGCAACCAGAGCACAAAAGCGTTTAAAGACTGCTATTATGTTATATGTTCCCAATCAATTGTCTATTCGTTATGGAACACAATGGGGTGAAGAAGAAACATTCAATTTCCAAGCTACATTAGGTGGAGCAGAAGCACTAGGTAAGGCTGTCAATGTATCTTCTTTTAATATTGGATTAAACACAGATTCAGTAAGCCAAGGTACTTCGATTGCTGCAGCAATCGCTATGCGTGGAGATAATAAAAACGTGGGAGCCATGTCTGCATTAACTGGTTTGACTGCCAATCCGAAAAAAGAACAAGTGTTTAAGGGTGTTGATTTTAGAACATTCTCAATGGATTATCAATTTTTCCCAAGAAATGCCACCGAAGCGCAGAATGTTTTAAACATTATTAAACAGTTTAAACTGCACATGCATCCAGAGTTTAAAGATTCGATGAATTTCCTTTACATCTATCCATCAGAATTTGATGTATATTATTATCAAAATGGTAAAGAAAACCTAAACATCCATCGCCATACATCTTGCGTATTAACAGATATGACTGTTAATTATACACCAAATGGACAATTTAATACATTCCCAAATGGTATGCCAACTCAAATAGCTATAACATTAAATTTCCGTGAACTTGCTCAAATTACTAAAGAAAAAATTGAGGACGGTCTATAATGTATTTTGAAAAATTTACAAATTTCATTTACGATTATGAAATAACACCGAACGAACGAACAGCGTTTATTGTAACTGATATAACCAGAAACATTCGTTTTCGCAGAGACGTTTTATCAAACATCACAGTATATGATACATATGATATCATTGATGGTGAAACACCATCAATAATTGCTGAAAAATTTTATGGAGATCCAGGATTACATTGGGTCGTTATGTTAGCTAACGATAGATATGATTATTTAAAAGATTTCCCATTACCATATGATACATTAAATCAATTTATTAAAGATAAGTATGGTGATAATGTTTATGGCATTCATCACTATGAAGATGAAAACGGAAATTGGGTAATGCCAGATTTTGATGGTGCTTTACAAGTTACCAATTTTGATTATGAGCAAAAGATAAACGAATCTAAACGAACTATTAAAATTATAACAGCCGATGTTCTTGCTGTTGTTTTAAAGAACTTTAATGATTTAATTTAATGACTATTAAGAAAAGTTTTGCTGGTGATGTTACGATTGAAGACGTAACAATATCTACAGCAACTAATAAAGTACAAAATATAACGAACCAAGTTATAGGTATACAAATCTTTGAGGATTTGTTATCGCCATTCATCACAGGGACATTATTAGTTAAAGAATCTTTGGATTTAGTTAACTTTCTTCCATTCGCTGGTCAAGAATTCTTAAAATTAAAATTGAGTAACCCGAGTGCTCCTAATGTAAGTTTGGATGGAAGATATTATATCTATAAAATGAGTGATAGAGTTATGCTTGGAGATAAACAAGTAGCATATCAATTACACTTCACTAACGTTGATGCAATTAACGATTTAAATAATCCAATTAGTAAAGGATTTAATGGTGTAATTTCAGACATCGCTAATACTTTATTGACCGATGATAAATTTGGATTAAGCACAAAAAATATGTGTTATATTGAAGTTACTAAAAATAGACACAAATATGTTTCTAATTATTGGTCTCCAGTAAAAAATTTAATTTTTCTCTGCGAATTTGCTATTAATCAGAAAGATTCGCCAACTTATGTGTTTTTTGAAAATAGATCTGGATATAATTTCTGTTCTTTAGATTCTCTGTATAAACAATCTAAATTATTACAGACGTTTCAGTATGATAACTATTCCCGTGATAAAACTTCTGATGGTAAGGGTGCTCAAAACATAGAAGAAGATTATAAACGTATTACTGAAATACATATTCCAGATGGTATTGATTATATTGATCGTGTTCAGAGTGGGATGTATGGATCTAAATTGTGGTCCTTTGATTCATCAACTGGTGAGGTTGAGATAAATGAGTTTGATATGTTTGAGAACTGGGGTAATCGTAACCACCTAAACAAATTTCCTGCTGCGAGATCTAAATCAATTGGTCATTTTGAGGCTAAACTGTTAAATCGCCCAAAAGCATTTAACACGTTTGTTGATTATGATGACACATCAAATACCAAAATTATTCAAGAAAGACTTTCATTAATGAAACAGGCTGAGTCAGTAAAATTAGAACTTACTGTGCCAGGAAGATTTGATTACACAGTTGGTAGAGTAGTTGAAGTTAATCTGAATAAAATGGCACCCATAACTAAAAAAACTACACCAAATCAAATAAAAGATCAAATGTTTTCTGGAAAATATTTAATATCAGCTATTAATCATTTTATCTCTAGAGATAAACATGAGTGTAAAATGGAATTGATTAAAGATTCTATGCTTATAAATTTAGAAACAGGAAATATTAAGTAATGGCAATGGAATTATACACTGGAGTTGTAGAGAATCGTGCTGACCCATTGCACCTAGGAAGATGCCAAGTTCGTATTGTCGGATTACACACTGATGATAAAATCTTACTTCCGACAGAAGATTTACCTTGGGCAACTCCACTACAACCAATAACATCAGCTGGTATTTCGGGTATCGGTTCTTCACCTGTAGGTCCAGTTGAAGGAACTTGGGTAGCTATTGTATTCAGAGATGAATTTGAACAGTATCCGATTATGATCGGAACGTTCAGTGCAATTCCTCAATCTCAAGCAGCGAAACAAGCTGCTGCTGATTCTGGCGGTGCTGTTATTGCCACTGATGGTGGTATTCTTACTTCGGGAACTGGCGATCCAGTAACAACATCAGACGGAACTCCAATTGAGGCAGGATCTAAAGAGGGTATGAATAATCCTCCTAAAGACGCTGATTCATCTCCAAAACAATCACCATCAAATAACATCACAACACCTGGAGCTGTTCAGAGTAACCTTTTGGGTAAACCAGTTCCAACTGATCCACCACCAGGACTTGCTGCAAATCAGGTTGCTAAAGCCAGACAGAATATTGGTTTGTTAATTGCAGCGATGGATCGTTTCGGAATTACTGGGAAATATGCGAGAGCATCTATCCTTGCTATTTGCGGTGGTGAATCTAGATGGCAACCAATTGCTGAGGGTTATGTTTACTCCAGCGCACAATATCTGAATAAAATTTTCCGTGGAGTTTTCCAAGATAACTTAACAGAAGCACAAAAATACTGTAACTGGCAAGGTACTCGAGAAGATTTCTTTAGAAAAATTTATAGTCCAAATTATTCAAATGGTCGTGGTTGTGGTAACGTACAACCAGACGATGGTGCTTTATATTATGGTCGTGGATATAATCAATTAACTGGTCGTAGATTATATGAAGCTCTTCAAGCTGGGCTAAAGAAAGATTTTGGTATTACTGTTGATATCGTCAACAACCCAAATTCTTTATTAACAGACCCGCAAGTTTGTGCGACATGCTGCGTGTATTTCTACTTAAGAAGAATTACAAACTGGAAAGATTTACAAAACGATCCAGCATTTATTGAAACAGCATTAAAGAGAACTGGTACCGATGCTCAAGGTGATAACTACGCAACTAAACGTAAATTCTATGCGTATTTTATTGGAGCGAATTTACCAGCAGCTGATCCTTCTAATAAACCACGTGCTGACGCAGTTCCGACTTACACAAAATCTGATGTTGCTGGAGATACTCCATCAGAAAAAACAGCTGCGTTAGAAGATCGTTCTTCTTCAGCTACTAGAGGTTTCCAGGATCCATCAGGAAAGTACCCATTACGTTCACAAATGAACGAAACGTCAACGAACAGAATGGCTCGTGGTCAAGTAACAGGTACTGCGTTAGAATTCAAGGATGTGTCAAGAACACGTCAAATTCCAGCAGCTGGTGGTGGTACTTGGGAACAACCATTGGCAGGTTTTGGTGGTATCTATCCATATTCTAAAGTTACTGAAACCGAATCTGGCCATATGTTTATTTTGGACGATACACCAACGCACGAGAATATTAGTTTGTATCATCGTGCTGGAACTTATATTGACGTTGATGCTAACGGAACTATGGTTCGTAAAATTGTTGGTGATGGATATGAAATTATTGACAGAAATGGTTTAATTTCAATTGGTGGTGATTGTAACCTATCAGTTGGACGTGGCGTCAATATTAAAGTTATGGCTGGTGCGGATATTGACATTCACGGTGAAACAAATATCAACATTATGAACGATGCTAATATCAACATCGCTGGCGAATTAAATCTTGGTGTTGGTTCTGATATTAACATTTATGGCGGTGGTAATTTAACTATGGAAATTGCTGAAGAGATTAAGATTTCTTCAGGATTGGGAACGTCAGTTAAAGCAGGAGATTTCCTACATTTACAATCTACTGCTGGGTTTGATATTAAATCAGGACAAGAATTCGCAGTTCAAACAGGTTCAGATGTGTCGTTGAACTCTGGCGCTAATACGTATATTCAGTCAGCTAAAGATTATAACGCACTCGCAGGTGGCGGTAGCTATACTCAAGGTGGTGGCGATGTGACTCTGAAAGCAGGTGGTAAATTTGCTACTGATGGAGCATCTTCAATGATTCAATCTGGTGCTTCTTCTCAAGCAAATCCAGCAGCTTCTGTCGATGATATTCAAGACATTAAAGTGGATATTGATCCAGGAGAAGTTGATACTAACGATGGTTATTCTTCTGCAATGCCATTGTTAAAAACTCCAGTTCGACCAAGTCCACCAGTTGAACAAGACGCAAAAGTCGTTAATCACAATAACAATAAATATTCAGATTACGTTTCTAATCCAGGAAAATATAACAACCCAGCTGCAGCTTCTGGTGGTGTAAAGGGTAACTTCGCTGGAACACCGAAAGATGATAATAATGGTCAATCATTAATTTCTGGTCAAGCTCCATCTGATTTTAGCGATTGGTTCCAGAAGTGTTTAACGCAGACGTCAACTAATGGTTATTGGAGAGAAACAGGGCAGAATGGTAAACCAAGCAACCCAAACATCATTCGTATTTGGGAAGATCTTGGTTATCCAAAAAATGCTTATTGGCTAACTGACCAAACTCCATGGTGTATGGGTTTCGTTAATTATACACTAAAGCAATGTGGTTATCGTTATGTTCAAACAGCATCTGCTTGGGCAATTCGCGATTCATATACCAAATGGGCAGCAACTCCGATAACTGATTTTACGCAAGCCCAACCTGGAGATATCGCCCTTTGGAAATATGGTCACGTAAACTTTGTTTATGCTAATAACAGTGGACGTTTATCGTTCATTGGTGGTAATCAAACACCAACAGCAACAACAAACAACCCTAACGATGGTGATGTAACAATTTCGTGGAAAGGTGGTTACAGACCTCCTGGCGACGGAAGTTTAGTTGGCATTTGGCGTCCTTCTAAGAAATAATGCTTGCAATTACGAATAAATAATTAAATGGCTACTACAAGACTTTTCGCTGATTTAGATTTAAACTTTACTGCTCACCCAGTAACGAAAGACATCGTTCTAAGATATGATGATGCAGCGATAAAAGAAAGCATCAAAAACTTGGTTCTAACTGCTAACTATGAGCGTCCTTTTCATAGCGAAATCGGAACTCCAATAAATTCTCTATTGTTCGAAAATAACACTCCAGCATTACCTTTGTTGGTTCAGCGTATTATTACCGACACAATTAACAATTTCGAGCCACGTGCTCAATTACTCCAAGTAGATGTTGTATCCAGCGCAGATGACAATTATTTGGATGTAACTATTACATTCACAATCTTAAACACAACTAGACCAATAACCTTAACTCTGGTGCTGGAAAGAACACGATAATGGCTAATCAAAAAATTAACGTAACTCAATTAGATTTTGATAATATTAAATCAAACATCAAATCATTCCTACAAGGTCAATCAACATTTACGGATTATGATTTTGAGGGATCTGGTCTTTCAGTTCTACTTGATATTCTAGCATATAACACACACTACAACGCTCTTTATAATAACTTAACCATTAACGAAATGTTTTTGGATTCAGCGAGCAAAAGAAATAGTGTAGTTTCAATTGGTAAAATGCTTGGATATGTCCCTCGTTCAGCTACTTGTTCTCAAGCTGTTATTAATTATACAGTTACAGCTGCGTCAAATGGTCCATCTGCTTTAACGTTACCGCAGTATAGCACATTTACAACTTCTGTTAATGGTTTGTTATATACATTCTACACAACAGAAGCTATTACTGTTAATGGTTCAAGTAACGTATATAATTTTAACAATATTACTGTGAAAGAAGGAAGCCCATTATCGTATTCATACGCAGTATCTGATGGTGTTCCTTTCTTAGTTCCAAATGCAAATGCCGATATTACTACTTTAACAGTTCGTGTTCAAGATTCAGCTACATCTTCTGTTTACACAGCTTACACAGCTTCAACTGATGTTACTTCAGTTGCCGCAGATTCGACTGTATATTTCTTAAAACAGATCGATGATGGAATTTATGAAATTACATTTGGCGATGGTATAATCGGTAAAGCATTACAACCAGGAAATATTGTTTATCTAGATTATTTCGTTTGTAACTACGATGCTCCGAATGGTGCAAGATTATTTAATTATGCGGGTAGACCAGTTTTAAATAATGCTTCTACTAGTGTTGCTTGCGTAACCCCTGCTTATGGTGGTGGGCAACCAGAAGATATCGAGAGCATTCGTTTCAATGCTCCTAAACTTTATGCCACACAAAATAGAGCTGTTACTGCTGACGATTATAAAGCTATTATTTACTCACAACTTCCACAAGCAAAAGCTGTTTCAGTTTGGGGTGGTGAAGACAACGTTCCACCAGTTTATGGTAAAGTGTTCATTTGCGTTAAACCATCAGATTCTAATGCTTTAACGACAACTCAAAAATCTCTAATAACATCAACCATTTTACAAAATAAAAACGTAGTTTCTGTTGTACCAGAAATCGTAGATCCAGATTATATCTACATCGTATTAAATGTTGGTGTTTATTTCAACGAACGATTAACAACTTTATCTGCTGCTGATATTACCACGTTAGTAACAGCAACAATTAACGATTATAATAACACAGATTTACAAACTTTTGATGGTGTATTCAGATTTTCTAAATTATCAAAATTGATTGATAATACAGAAAAATCTATTGTGAATAACATCACAACAGTTATGTTACACCGTATTTTACAGCCAAGATACAATGTGTCAGCTGAATATTTGGTTAATATGATTAACCCAATTAAATACTCTGCTCAAGGTGGTTCTTTAAGTTCGACTGGTTTTTTTATTGCTGGTGATAATAATACTGTATATTACCTTGATGATTATGGTACAGACATTCGATTGTATTCAATCGGTTCAAACGCAGAAAAGATTATATCTAATGCTCAAATCGGAACAATTGATCATGCGAATGGAATTATTGATATTAAAAACTTAAACGTAACATCTTTAAACGATTCAGATTTTAGATTGATTGTTAAGCCAGAATCAAACGACGTTGTTTCAGCATTAACGCAAATCGCTGAAATTGATATTAATAGTTTAACTGTTAATGTTATTAATGATAACACAGCAACAGGTGATTTACGTGCTGGTTATAACTACGTATTTACACCTAGCAACTAAAAATGATAACTAGACCAAAACTCTCTTCGATTGTAGCGAGTCAACTTCCTGAGTTCGTCAGAGAGGATTATCAGACATTCGTTTTATTCTTACAAGCATATTACGATTATCTAGACACAACTAATCCTGATGTTTCCACATTAAGAGATATTGATAAAACGCTTGATTCATTTATTGGTCATATTAAAAACGAGCTGTTAAATAACTTTCCAGTACAAACAGCAACAAATCAAAGCGTATTACTTCAACACATTAAAGAATATTATCTATCAAAGGGATCTGAAAGTTCTTACAAATTTTTATTCAGATTACTTTATGGTAAGGAAGTATCAATAGATTATCCATCAAAGCAGATTCTTCGTGCTTCTGATGGTAAATGGAATCAAGACGTTTCCATTATGGTTCAAGTTAATGCTGGCCAGCCAGATGACATTGTTGGTAAAATGGTTGATGTTGTTACTGCAAATACGATCGTTAGAATCTTAGTCGACCACCACCAAACAGTTGAATTTGAAGTTGATCGTATCGTACAAATTTCCCCAAACACTTACGAATTTTATATCGATCGTAGATTTTTTGGATCAATTAATGTTGGTGACCAACTACGCTATAAAACAAATTCAATTTACTTTAGTGGAACAATTTTAGCTACCACGTCTCAATTAAAAGTTTTAACTCCAGGAACTGGATTTAAACTTGGTCAATTATATACAATTAGAAACGGACATGGTTCTGGTTCTATTATGAAGATTACCAGAATTGATAGTAATGGTGGTATTATTAATGCCGAATTTATTAAATATGGTATTGGTTATTCAACAGATTTTACATCAACAATTTATGCTGATACTGGGCAAACATCAGCAGGAACTGGTGGATTGCAACTATCATTGATTGGTCGTAATTTAGATATTACTGAAGCCACTGATGGTTTCACTGATGATGGTACGATTAACTATTTTGACTATGCTGTTGGAACTGCGATCGATGGTACTTATGCTGGTCAAGTTCTTCGCGAGTTCGGCGATACTGGTACTGGCGCAGTTGTTAGTCCATACGACCCAGCAGTAATTAAGGTTTCTCTTGGACCATTAGCTAGATATCCAGGATATTATTCAACCAATGATGGTTTCTTGAATGATGCTATGTTTATTCAAGATAGTAGATACTATCAAGCATTCTCTTATGTAATTAAAATTGATGAGAGATTAGATGATTATAAGTCTTATGTTAAATCATTGGTTCACCCAGCTGGCGTTGCCGTTTTTGGTGAGTATAGTGTAACAAATGAATTTGATTTAAGCCCAACTCTTGATTCATTATTAAAAATTCTTGCTGTTACAACTCAAGATGTCCAGAATATTATTGATAATGGAACAACACTATTAACAACTAAAGGTCTTGGTGATGCCACTGATGTGGCTAACATGCAGAACGATTTTATCGCTTCTATCGTAACGTCAAAACCTTTAGCTGACACAATAAATACCCCAGACGATTCAGTATATTCGTTATTGACAACTAAGGGATTAACAGAAAATCAGCCAATGGTTGATTCTGGAACAACTTTAGTAACAACTAAGGCACTGACAGATTACCCAACTATGGGTGATGTAATTACTGAACGTGATATTACGAAAGCTCTTACTGATGCTCCGATTATTTCTGAGCAACCTTACTTTGCTACGACTAAATATATCAATAACACTGGATCTGGAGACGATTTAACCCACCCAGTTGATTCTGGCGGTTTCATAATTTTTAACCCATACTCTGAGGCAGGATGGTTCTTGGAACAATACGTTGGAACCCCAATTAATTTCTCAGGATAACAAAATAGGAGATACAAATGGATCTAAATGAACACTTAAAGGCAAAGGGTAGTTTAACAATCACCCTTCGTGACGAAAATAACGCAGTTAAAGAAGTGCGCGAAGTACCAAACTTGGTTGTTTCTGTAGGTAAAACATACATTGCATCACGTATGGTTGGCACTTCAGCAGCTGTTATGAGTAATATGGCTATTGGTACTGGCACTGCTTCCCCAGCAGCTGGTGATACTACACTAGGTACTGAAGCTGGTCGTGTTGCTCTTGCTTCTGGAACTTCTTCTGGCGCAACTGTAACATATACTGCAACATTCCCAGCTGGTACTGGTACTGGCGCAATCACTGAAGCTGGCGTATTTAACGCTGGTACTGGTGGTACAATGTTGTGTCATACAACATTCCCAGTTGTTAACAAAGCATCTGGCGACTCTATTGCTATTACTTGGGTAATCACAGTAAGTTAATTTTTGGATAACTAAATGGCATCTACTTCAGCACTATTAAAGTCTGAGTTACATACTTCTGTTGCTAAGGCACTATATAATGAGATTCAGTCTAACTCTTCTCATTATTACTACTTTTTAGGTAAAACTCTTGCGTGGCCAGTGGAAACACAGCCACCATTTCCTATTGATTCGTTTAACTACGAGTTGCAAACACGAAATGAGATCATTACACTAAAAGAAATAAACCCAACTGACGTTGCGTTCATCGTAGAACGTGTTAATTGGACAACAGGAACTGTATATGATCAGTACGATGACCATTTATGTGATGAATTGGACGGCATCAATTTAATTGCTGGCGGATATGGTTACTCAGATGTTCCAACAGTAACTATTACTGGTGGTGGTGGTTCTGGCGCAACGGCTCAAGCTGTTGTTGCTAATGGCGTAGTAGTTGCTATTAACTTAGTAACTGCTGGTCGTGGTTATGTTTCTATGCCAACAGTAACTATTACTGGTGGTGGTGGTCTTGGTGCTCAAGCATCAGCTATTTTAGCACAGGCTAGTTCTGGTGTTCAACAAGTCGAACAAGCGAATATGACTGTTTTGACTGATGAATATAACGTCTACAAATGTTTAGATAATAACAATGGTGCTGTGTCAACATATAAACCAATTGGTACGACAGTTGACCCTGTTATTATGCCAGATGGTTATATTTGGAAATATCTTTATAGTATTCCAATCGCATTAAGAAATAAATTCTTAACAGACACATATATGCCAGTTGTTTCTGCGTTAAGAGAACAATTTTACTCTAACGGAGACATTCAAACTGTCAACGTTATGAGTGCTGGTCAAAATTATACATATGCTACAATTACTGTTCAAGGTGATGGTAGTTTGGCAGCTGACCCTTTATATGTAACAGGAACAACAGTTTCTTTACCTGGATCTGGATACACTTCTGGCGCAACAGTAACATTTGATCCACCATTTACATCAAACGTATGGCAAGCTGGTAACTCTGCATTACTTGGTCAACTTGTTAACTACATCAATAACATTTACAGAGTTTCTCTTCCAGGAACTTTCGCAACTCCTGCACCAACACATACTTCTGGGATTGTTTCTAGTGGTACTGCTGCTTTAGAATATATTGGTACAACAGTAACAGGATCAGTACAAGTAACTGGTGGTGTTGTTACAGGAATAACATTAAATGGTGCTCTACGAGATGTTATCGTTGGACAAAATGGTTCTGGTTATACTTCTGCCCCAGTAGTAACTATTACTGGCGGTGGTGGTTCTGGCGCATCTGCAGTTGCTGTTATGCAAGGAACTGGTGTTTCTCAAATTGTTGTTACTGCTCAAGGTTCGGGATACACTTCTACTCCGAACGTAGTTGTTGGAACTGCTTGGGGTGCTTCAACTGCGTATACTGTTGGACAACAAATTTTCGCTGGTGGTAAACTTTATACAGTAACAACAGCTGGCACTACTGGAACTTCTGCTCCAACACATACTTCTGGAGTAGCGACAAACGGAACAGCTTCTTTAACGTATGCTGGTCTTGCTGCTTCAGCAACAGCAGAATTGCGTTTTGGTGCTGGTTATTCTTCTTTACCGAAAATTTACATCGCTCCAGTTTCAGGTGGTTCAGGCGCAACTGGTTATTGTTCTGGTGTTAAATCAAATGCTCTGTTGGTTCCAATAATTTCCAATGGACAGATTACTGGTGTTCAGATTAATGATGGTGGTGTTGGTTACACATACGCAAACTTAAATGTAGTTGGTGACGGAACTGGTGCTCAGTTAACAGCTGATCTTTCTCCAGGTGATGTTTCTACATTACAGGCTAACACTGAATTGTTAACTGTTGATGGTAGAATTATGTCTATCAAAGTTCTTAGTGGTGGATTCGGGTATGCTTATGCGTCAGTTACTATCAATGGAGATGGTACTGGTGCTACTGCTACAGCAACTGTTGTTAATGGTGTTGTCACTAAAATTAATATGACCAACTATGGTTCAGGTTATCGCTGGGCTACAGCAACTATTAACGGTAATGGTTATGGTGCGAATGCTCGTGTTATCATAACACCTTATGGTGGCCACGGCAAAAATACAATTAATGGTTTATATACAACAAGTTTGATGTTCTATACGAACGTATCTAAAGATACAAACCAAGGATTTTCTGTTAACAATGCCTTCCGTCAGATTGGATTGATTAAAAACCCAAGACAATATGGAAACACATATGCTTTGAATAGCGCACTCGCTTCAGCTTGTTGGGTTGTTACTGGTTCTATTAACGTGAACCAATTTTCTCAAGATATGTTAATTTACTTGGCTCCGAATAATACCAGATTCAGAATCGTCAGTTTAAATCCAAACTCAGCCCTGATTCAATCATTGGATAATGATATTCCATCAGCTGGCGCAATTTTCTCAAATAGCAGCTCAAATACTTTTGGTGTTACTGGTGTAACTTCTCCAACAGTAGATAAATATTCAGGTGACTTGATGTACATTGATAATAAACAGGCATTTACTCCGACTGCTGACCAAGCAGTTACAATGAGAACTGTTATTAAATTCTAATAAATAGGCAATCAACAAAGAAGATAGAGCAAAATGATAGATTTCAATACCGAACCGTATAATGACGACTTTGATGAGGCTAAAAAGTTTTATAGAATTCTTTATCGCCCTTCGTTCGCTGTTCAGGCTCGCGAACTTACTCAAATGCAGAGTATTCTCCAAAACCAAATTAAGCGTTTTGGTGACAGCGTTTTCCAGCAAGGTGCGATGGTTATTCCTGGACAAGCATCTATTCTTACATCCACTCAGCCAGGAAAAGGTCTTAGCTACGTAAAACTTCAAGCGTTATATAATGGTGTTGCTGTAGAAACATTTTTATCGAACCTTAATGGTGCGACAGTTATCGGTCAACAAACAGGTCTAACTGCTCAAGTAGTTTTAACACAAAGTCAAGCCAACGGCGATCCAACAACAATCTACGTTAATTATACCAACTCTGGTAGTAATAACACAGATAAAGTTTTCCAAGACGGTGAAGTAATCACTACTTCTGATGGAACTTACTCATTCCAAGCAATCGGAACGTATATTTCAGGTGCCAATCCTACAGCTACTGGCTTGGGCTCTTCTGCTTCTATTGCAATTGGTGTTTATTATTTCAATGGTTATTTCTGTCTGTGTGAGCCACAAACTATTCTTCTAGATAAGTACGATAATACTCCTTCTTACAAGATTGGTCTAATTTTCAGCGAACAAATTATTACTCCTGAAGAAGATTCAACTTTATTAGATAATGCTCAGAACTCATATAACTATGCTGCTCCAGGTGCGCATCGTTATTATATCGAACTCAAATTGGTTAAATATGGATTAAATGACACGACTGATAAGTCTTTCATTGAATTAATCCGTGTAACTGATGGTGCGATTTTTACATTAACTAACACAACTGCTTACTCTGGTCCATCAGTTGAACTTGCTCGTAGAACTTATGACCAAGCTGGTAACTATACTGTTACTGACTTTTTAATTGATGTTCGTGAAAACAGAAATAATAATCGTGGTCAATGGACTCCGAATACAGCATATTTGATTGACGATGTTGTTACCAACAATGGTTATACATATGTAGCTCAAAATAGTGGAACTTCAGTAACTACTGCTCCTACCCAAACTGTAGGAACTTCATACGACGGTCCATCAAACACTGGCATCAATTGGTTATATACCGACAATCCAAATTACAATCGTGGTATCTACTTAAATGGCGACCCAAATAGTTTATCTATTGGTCTTGAGGCTGGTAAAGCATACGTTCAAGGTTATGAGATTTCTAAAGTCAATACAACATATTTGACTGTACCGAAACCAAGAACTACTGTACAGCTAACTGCTTCAATCATTCCAGGTCCAGATGATGTTGGTAACTATGTTTTAGTTAAAAATATCTCTGGTCTACCTCCGATTGATACATATGCTCAAGTTACGCTATATGACACAGTAACATCAACATTAGGTACAGTTCCTTCTGGTGGTACTGCTGTTGGTACTGCTCGCATTCGTTATATTGAATATCATAGTGGTGATGTTCCATATGACCAATCTACAGTTTATAAACTTGGTTTATTCAACGTTCAAATGAACCAAGGTAAATCATTCTATGATAACGTAAAACAATTTACATATACAGGAACTGGTTTTACTGCAGACGTTTACCCAACAATCGAGAAATTGACTGGTTCAATCTCTATTTCTGGAACTGCTGTTACTGGTGTAGGAACTTCCTTCCAGACTGATTTGAATGTTGGTGATACAATTATCGTTAATCCAGGATCTGCTCAGTCTTACGTTAAAGTTTCTGCTATTAATAGCCAAACATCTATTACATTGGCAGCTGCTGGACCTACTGTTTCTGGTGTTGCTTATGCAGAATTTACTGCTACAATCCTAGAACCAAATACAAACTCTTTAATTTTCCCTCTGCCATACTACGGTATCAATTCAATTCGTAGTTCTACTGGTGCGAACACATTATCTTATACTTGTTACGAAAAATACACGTCAACTGCTGCTTCTGGTGTTGTAACATTCACAACATCGTCTGGTACTTTCTCATCTTATGCTGGGATTGGTAACTATGTGTTTATGGATAACACAACTGGTTTGGCTATCAATCCAACAATTAGTCAAGTTACAATCTCTGGAACAAACTTAACTGTTTCAGGTGTAACTAACGGACATACTTATAGTGTAGTTGGTGCCGTTATTCGTACTGGAACTGGTAACGAAAAGTCTAAAACTCTAAACACAGTTAGTGTAACATATAATACTGCATCAACTGCCCAAGCTCCAATTATTACTCTTCCTAATGCTGACGTATATCGTATCATCAGTATTAAGCAAGCTGATGGTCAAGCATGGGGTTCTAGCCCAACTAGTACTCAATGGGTAACCAGCCTATTAGACAATTATCAGTTTAATAATGGCCAGACTAACGAGTATTATGGTTTGGGTTCATTGATTCTAAAAACATCATACAATGCACCAACTGCTCCAATCCAAGTAACATATCAATACTTCTCGCACGGTCAAGGGGACTTCTTTACTGTTAACTCTTACAGCAGTATTGGTTATACAGATATTCCACCAAACCTGCGCGATGCTATTGACTTCCGTCCACGTGTTGCTGATTATGCTGTTGGTCAAGGGACTGTGTTCGTTGGTACTGGTGCTTCTTATACACCAACACCAAAACGTGGTATTGATTTAGCAGCAGATTATAGCTACTACCTACCGAGAACAGATAAAATTGCTCTTGATATCAATGGTAACTTCTTTGACATTCAAGGTGTTCCATCTTTAACTCCAGCAGCTCCAGCAGACCCATCAAATGGTATGGTAATTTACAGCGTAGCGATGGAGCCATATGTTTATAATATTAATTCAAGTAGCGTTTCTCCAACTAAAGTTGAAAACCAACGTTACACAATGTTAGATATTGGTAAGTTAGAAAAACGCATCAATAACTTAGAGTATTATACTTCTTTATCATTGCTTGAACAATCTACTCAGTCTATGCAGACTACTGACAGCAGTGGTTTAAACAGATTCAAGAATGGTTTTATTGTAGATAACTTTAGTGGTAATAACATCGGCGACACTAATAACGTTGATTATTTCTGCTCTATTGATATGGCGAATAACCAACTTCGTCCATTCTACACAGCAGATAACATTAATCTTGTAGAATTAAATTCTAACAATGCGCAACGTGCTGCGTCAAATTACCAAATTACTGGCGATATTATCACATTGCCATACACAACTACACCATTCATCACTCAGCAGTTTGCTTCTCAGTTAGAAAATATTAACCCATTCGCGATCTTCTCATTCTTGGGTGTGATGAACCTTAACCCACCAAATGATGATTGGTTTGAGGTAAATCAATTACCAGATGTTATTCAAACTGTTATGGGCAACTATAACACAATGCTAGCTATTTCTGAAAAAGCTGGTATTCTGGGAACTGTTTGGAATGCTTGGCAAACTCAGTGGACTGGTGTTCCAGTAACAACAGGCGATACAACTTACATTGCCGATAAACGTGGTGTTGGTGTTGCCGACTCACGTGGTTGGGGAACTGTTTCTAACATCTCTGATGCTGCTCTTTCTGCTTTAGTTGGTCCAGGTTCTGCTGGTGCTCTTGGTGGCTGGGCTCACCGTATTGTTAAAGTTGAGACCACAGCAACGCCAATCGGTCAGACAAGAACTGGTACTCAAACATCAATTGAACTACAAACAGATTATCAGGTTGTTGGTAACAACATCGTTTCTACTGCGGTTATTCCTTACATTCGCTCAAGACATGTATTAGTTCAAGTCCATGGACTAAAACCTTCTACTAAATTCTATCCATATTTTGATGGTATCGCAGTTGATTCTTACTGCACTCCATCAGCTAAAATGGTTTATACAGTAACATCAGGAACATTTGATTATAAAACAAATGTTGGTGCTTCTGTAACTGATGTTGCTCGTCAAATTGATGGTGACACTCAAGTTTGTTTAAACCTCGGAGACGTAGTTAAAGGTGCTACTTCTGGCGCAACTGCAGTTGTTGTTAATACTTACATTGACTATTCATCTAATAACGCATTAGTAATGGAATTGGTAAACATTAAAGGTACGTTTATTACCAACGAAGTTATTACTGGTTCTGTAAGCAACGCAGTTGGTAATGTTACATCAATTTCTATTCCATCTACTACAGATTTAATTACAAACAAATTAGGTCAAGTAAACTTCTTGTTTGATATTCCAAACAATTCAACTCTATCGTTCAGAACTGGATCAAGAGAATTCAAATTATTAGATGTGAATACTTACGCTGGTCAGTATACATCTCGTGCCGCTTCGACTTATGTTGCTGACGGAACTCTTGAAACTAAACAGAAATCTGTTAATGCTGTTCAAAACGCACAGATTGTTCAAGAACAGGTAACTGCTAATCAAACAATTTACTCTGTTGCAAACAACGTTCTTTCTGACACTGGTTGGTTCGACCCACTGGCTGAGTCTTTCTACATCTCTTCTCCAGGTGGTGCGTTCTTAACTTCTATTGATGTTTTCTTCGCATCAAAAGATTCAAACATTCCAGTAACTCTATCAATGCGCAATATGGTTGATGGAAGTCCAGGTTCGTTGACATTACCTTTCAGTACAGTTACATTAACTCCAGATCAAGTTAATCTGTCTTCAAATAGCGTAACTCTACCAGATGGAAGTTCTTGGCCATCATACGATACTGCAACAAGATTTACATTCGAATCTCCAGTTTACGTAGAAGATCAAACTGAATATTGCTTCGTTCTACGTTCTGACTCAAATGCGTATAATGTTTGGGTTTCTAACATGGGAGATACTGTTCCAGGAACTGACACAGTTATTACTGAACAGCCATATGCTGGTGTAATGTTCTTGTCTCAGAATGCTTCTACTTGGACTCCTGACCAGAATCGTGACATTAAGTTTACAATTAATCGTGCTGTGTTTAACACGAACGTAGTTGGTAACGTACAATTTACCAACGACCAAGTTCCATTGAGTATGTTGGAAACTAATCCGTTCCAAACTGGTGTTGGCACAAACAGTGTTCGTGTATGGCACTATGATCACGGTATGCCACCAGCTTCAATGGTAACTATCGATGGTTTAAATGCTGCTCAAAACTTGTCTGGAACTATTACAACTTCAGTAACATCAAACACTGTTTCTGGAACTGGAACTTCTTTCACTACCCAATTAGTTGTTGGTTCTTGTTTATACGACAACAATATGACTTTAATCGGTCAGGTTGCTGCTATTGCTAATAACACTACTTTAACACTAACAGCAAATGCAACTGAAGCATTATCATCATATACTTTAGGTAATTTCATCAATCCTCTAAACGGAATTCCTGCTTCTCAGATTCTAGGAACTCATTCAATTAGTAACGTGTTGAAAGATAGCTATACTATTACATCAACAACTAACGCAACGATTGCTGGTTATGTTGGTGGCAATGGATATCGTGCATCTAAGAACATCAAGTTTGATGTTATCAATCCAACAGTTCAAATGCAGACATTCCCATTGACAACAAGTACGTTCTCAGTTAAGACTACTTCTGGTCAATCAATTAGTGGTAGTGAAACTCCATATGTTGTTGATTCTAACTTTAGCCCTTGTTTGACTTACAATAACAATAACTTTACTGCTCCAAGAATTATTGCTTCTAAGATTAATGAAACAACATATTTGTCTGGTGCCAAATCATTAACATTCTCTGCTCAATTGACTACATCAAATGACGCAGTATCTCCTGTTATTGATACAACTAGAACAAGTATGATTGCTATTTCTAATAGCGTAAACGTACCAAATCCAGCAACAACTGACCTTGCTGTTCTTGATATTCTTCCTGTGTTTACTGGCGCAACTGGAGCATTTAGTTTCTCTGGTAACACAATAACTTCTACTAACTACGCAGTTCGTGCTGCTTTAGCAACTATTCCTGTTGGTAGTTATGTTGTTATCAGTGGTGCTACAACGTCAAGCAATAGTCAGACTGTTCTAGTTACTGGTTACAGTGACACAAATCCTGGAAACTTTGCTTCTGGTTCTAGCGGAACAGGTACTTTAACTGTTAGCGGAACTTTCACTAGCGAAGCTGGTGCAACTGGAACAACAGTTTCTTACAAACAGTTGTTCGTTGATGAGATTGCTCCAACTGGAAGTTCTACAATAAGCAAATATGTAACAACTCCTATTAAGTTGGCGGCACAATCGACTTATACTCGTGTTATGTTCGGTGCGAACATTCCTACACAGGCTAACGTATTGGTTTACTATAAGACTTGTTTAGGTGATAGCAGTCAATTGGCTACAACTCCATACACATTGTTGACTCCAGACGCTGGCACATTACCTAATGTTCAGTTCGGCGACCCATCGTTTACGGATGTTACATACACAGCTCAAAATACTGCACCATATGACACAATTGTTGTTAAGATTGTTCTACAATCCACAAATACTTGTGCGGTTCCTAAACTAAAAGATTTTAGAGTAATTTCTTGTGCATAATGTTAAATTTTTGAAGGTTGAGGGTCATACGGGTCTTGTTAGAGATACAAGTACAGGAGCAATCCTAAATACTAACAAGACCGAGTATGAAAATTATCTAAAAATGAAAGAAGAACACGAGAAGCGTTTACGCGAATCAGAGGTTCTTTCTCAACATACAGAACAAATAAATAATATAAAGGCAGATATTTCTGAGATTAAACAGATGCTTTTGCTGTTAATTAAAGATCGCTGAACTAAGGGAAAACAATGGCGACACTCGTTTTAAGACAATCTAAGGGTTCACCCCTAACAAATAATGAAGTTGATGCCAACTTCACAAACCTAAACGCAGATATTCAGACAAGAGTATTAATCACAGACTTTAATGCGCATAACATTATTACGCAATTGGAGACTGTTGATGGTGTTGGATCTGGTTTAGACGCTGATTTGTTACAAGGATTGCAATCCAATCCATCATTACCAACTGGTCCAAATTACAGTTCTGTAGTTACTCGCGATTCTACAGGTAGCTCTACATTCTACAATTTAACCTCAACAAATAACATTACTGGTGTAAATGCTACATTTACTGGTTCTTTGTCGGTTGGTTCAATTTCAATTAGCGGTGGTTCTATTCCTGTATCCGTTGGTGGTACTGGCGCAACTAATGCGTCAAATGCTCGTGCCAATCTTGGATTGATTATCGGAACAAACGTCCAAGCGTGGAACACAAAACTAGACTCATTATCAGGGATTTCTGGTGCAGCTGATCAGGTTGTTTATTTTAATGGTGCTAATACCCTAACAACAGCATCGCTAACTTCTTATGCCAGATCTCTTATTGCCACAACATCGACTTCTGGTGCTCAGGCAGTTTTAGGTACTCGTGTTGGTACAGACGTTCAACCATTCAGCGCAGAGTTAACAGCTTACGCTAACTTATCTACAACTGGCTTGGTTGCCAGAACAGCAACTAACACAATCGTTCCAAGAACTTTGGCTGCTGGATCAGATATTACTATTAGCAATCCAGATGGTGTTGCTGGTAATCCAACAATTAACGTTGGTTCTAATATTCCACGTCTAAACGCTAATAACACCTTTACAGGAAGCAATACTGTTAATGGTAACGAAAGTGTTGGTGGAACTGTTTATGCTGGCGGATTCCAGATTTCTTCTGACCAACGATTAAAAGAGAACGTACAAACGCTAAATAATGCCGTAGACACTGTTTTACAATTGCGTGGCGTTTCCTATCTGAAACAAGGTAAACCAGAAATCGGTTTAATCGCCCAGGAAGTAGAAAGAGTTATGCCTTTCTTAGTCGGAGAAGACTCCGAGGGATTCAAATCTGTTGCCTATGCTAACATCGTTGGTTTACTGATTGAAGCAATTAAAGAACAAAACGAAACTATTAAAGAGTTAAATACTCGATTAGAAAACTTGGAGAAATAATATGCCAGTAGCAGCGGTTGGATTTAGAAATTCGGGTGGTACCGACCTTAACGGTATTTTCTGGGGATGGCAGGGTGACGTTGGCGCACGTTATGTGAATGATTCTAACGGTAACTGTAACTGGAACTGCGCATGTAACGCATGTAACACAGCTTGTAACTGTAACTGTGGTAACTGTAATCCAGGACCAATCCCCTTAAACATATATACTACAGACTGGCGTATTAACATCTTCGCCAATGGTGCATATAATGGTGCTGGTATGCGTCACGATTCTCAAGAACAGTCTCTTGGTATGTTCCGTTACTATCGCGTAAACTGTAATTGCAACTGTAATTGCAACTGTAACTGCGCATGCAACTGTAACTGCTAATTAGGGAATATAAATGTATAAAATCTATAAAACACCAATCGTAGGATTTGATCCTAGTCAAACATCATACCCACAGGGTGTTCTTGCGGTTAATTCTAACTATAGAGTAACAATGGGATATGTTGATAGTACTAAAACAATCAACCTTACTGTTGATAAACTAGTTAAACCAGACTTAAATTCTGCTGTAGACGCTCCAATTACATATACAACTGTAGCTACAAGAGCGTTCACTCCAGCAGATTTTGTTCAGTATACAGACAATATGGCTTGGATCGTTGAGTTTGACGCTGAAACTGAAACGATCAACGACCCATTTAATGTTCTATCGTATACTCAAACACTAATAAATTCTAGTACATCTCATCATACTATTTGGAGTGACATTCAAGCAAGACAAAGCGAAAAATTGTTTCCATGTTTTCAAATTGAATCATTTTATGGAACAGTAACTGATTTTTCTGCTAGTGTTTTAACATTCCATGTTATTGAAGATGGATCACCACACGCAACAGTAATAGACTCTGCTACTACACCAGCACCAGTTGAAATGTCTACCAAAGACAGAATTAAAGATATCGCTATGAACTATATAGTAAATATCATTTTCCAAATTCTTGACGCTAATAATAATGTTGTTACCACTGAAGTCCCTTTAAGTATGGTTCCATCAACATTCGTTATGCCTGGGGTAGATCCACAAAAATTTGCTGGCGGACAATTTGCAATTTCTTTACCGACCAATCCTGAATATAAGTTTAGAGTTGTATATCAGAGTGGAATACCAGATAAAACTTTACCAGTAACATTCGATATAAATTGTGTAAATGGAACACCATCTAAAACTCGATTAACTTCTGGGGTACGAACTGGTCAAGTAGCTCCAGATTTCACATATCTTGGTCTAAATAATCTTCCCTCAAGATTTGCTGGATACGAAGACGTTATCGTTGACAACAAACTTTCAGCTGGTGATTTTATCAAATTTAAATTAAACTGTGGACCACAATTAACTTTTGCTGAGTTAATGATTACACTGGTTTAATTTCTAGTGGCTAAATACCCTGTGTAAGATAAAGCAGGGTATTTTCATTTATATTAAAGGAATAGCATGAGTAAATATAAGTTGATCCTACAAGGATCAAATGATGTGAAAGAAACATTAGTGTATGATCCAATGACTTCTGAAGTTTATTGGGAATCGGATGGCACTAAACCTACATTGACTCACATTTCAAACGGATTAGAATATCAGGTAACTGCTAAAAAATGGGAACCTGCTAAAATAACCAATCCACATAACCCAGATCTCTGGGGTAAGAAGTCAGATAAACCAGCAACTCTAAAAATTACTATGGGTCTTAAGTGTAACTACGCTTGCTCATATTGCAATCAGGCACATCAACCACACGATCCAGTTGGTGGTCCAGAGGATGCTGAAGAACTTGTTCAAAAGATTAAAAATAATTTTAAGTTTAGCACTTATGATAGATTCCGTTTGGAATTTTGGGGTGGTGAACCAATGGTTTATTGGAAAACTCTAAAACCATTGGCGGAAAAGATTCGTAAGGTTTATCCTAATGCGCAGTTTATGATGGTGACTAATGGCTCACTATTAACACGAGAAAAGATTGATTGGTTCAATCAAATGGGATTCTCTATTGGTATGTCTCACGATGGACCACTGCATGCTCAGAACCGTGGACCAGATCCTTTGGATGAACCAGAAGCAAAAGATGCTGTTGTTTATGCTTTAAAAACAATGGGTCAGATGAGATTTACGTTTAACTGTGTATTGACACGTCAGAATGTTTCAATTGCAGCTGTTCGTGATTTTATTCAAGAAAAATTAAATCGTAAAGATCTTGGATATGATTATGTTGAAATTGGACAGACTGAATTGCAGGTAACAACAGAAGAATTGATGTTACCATATGATGATAGTGGCATGGCTCACTCTATTCAAACGCCAGATGAGAAGAAAGAAATTCTACATTCGTTGTTCTGGGAAACTATTGAGTTTAAGAATCAGTTTAGTTGGACAATTAATCAGAAAATCCAAGGGTTTTTTGAATCGTTAGTTTACCAAAGACCAGCTACTGTTGTTGGTCAAAAGTGTGGTATGGATAAAGAAGATACGATTGCCATCGATATGAAAGGTAACGTAACTACTTGCCAAAACACTTCTTCTCTAACTAAACACAACCTTGGTAATATCGATCAGTTAGAAGATGTTCGTTTGAAGAACTCATATCACTGGTCAACTCGTGCAGAATGCCCTTCTTGTCCAGTTGTTCAACTATGTCAAGGTGCGTGCCTGTTCTTAGAAGATCAATATTGGAGTCAAGCATGCGAGAATCTCTATTGGTATAATTTGGCAATACTGGCAGCTTCTATGTTTATCATGACTGATGGATTGGTTTTGGTTGAAATACAAGGCGAAAAAATCAGATTCGACGGACAAACAAGCCAACCTGTTATTGACATTGATTTTGTGAAATCTGGTGGTACACAGAAATCTTGGAAAGTTCGCAAACCTGTAAACATTCCAGTTGTTAGCATTCCAACGACTATTCAATAATATGGCTTTTTTAGATTGTTATATTTGGGAAGTTAATAAATTTCCAAGATATGGATCGAATTATGATAGACATACTATCTCTAGGATTTTCTATCATAATTCAGAAACTACAGAGTCGTTTCAAAACAACAATGTATCTATCCAGATCCCAGAATTTAAGTTGGTTGGAAGTGAGGAGCAAAAAGCAGTTGTTCATAAATATATAAGAATAATTGTCGAAAATAACATTCCAGTAATCTACCATAAGATAAATAGTAGTGAAGAAAGCTGGATATTGGACCTAACTAAACTTGGGTACCTACTACATAGAAACAAAAAGGAGATTTAAATGGAACAAAAACATGTAAAATGGGTTATCGCCCACGAGCCTATTGGCTTGTTTTTGAAAGTTGCTGAGCACTTTGCTAAAGAAGTTAACGAAAAAACCAATGGTATGTTTAACATTGAAGTTCTTTCTTTATCAGACTATGCAGCTAAGTATAACGATGGCAAGAAAATCAGCAAGAACGACCTAATGCAGATGATCGATGATGGCACTATCGAAATGAGCCACATCTACACTACTTGGTTGGCTGATTACAACAAAGATCTACACGCTTTAGACCTACCATTCCTATTCCGTGACCACGCCCATGCTGACGCTGTTTTGGAAGGTGAAGTTGGTGCTGAGTTGTTAGCTGGTGTTTCTAAGAATAGTAATATCCACGCTATGTCTTTCACTTACTCTGGTGGCTATCGTGTTGTTCCAGCTAACTTTAAGGCTGACACTGTAGATGCTTGGAAAGGTCAAGCTGTTCGTACTAGCCGTAGCCCTGTTGCTGTTGAAACATTTAAGTTGCTTGGAGCAGAACCAAAAGAGCACATCGCTCTAGAAGAAATGAACGAATTTGCTGATCGTGGCGAAATTGCTGCTGGCGAATCTACTTACGTTCGTATTTTCCCACTTGACCAATATAAGTCTTTCAAGGTTGTTAATGACACTGCCCACAGCTTGTTCTTGACTTCTATTATTGTTAACAAAGACTTCATGGCTCAGTTCGATGAAGAAACTCAAGAAATTATGGCTACTGCTGCTTTCAACGCTGCTCGTGCAGAGCGTCGTGAATCAGTTGCTGACATTCCAAACATTCTAGCTGAATGTGAAGAAAAGGGTGTTATGGTTGTTCGCATGGATGAAACTGAACAGAAGAAATTCAAAGAAGTTACTTCTGCAGTTTACGAGAAGTTTGCTGACTACTTCACTCCAGGTCTTGTAAGCAAGATTCAATTACATTAATCTGTAGCGTGATAAATATTGGGGAGCCTAAGCTCCCCATTTTTATTTTGAGGATATAATGAAACAAATTTTATTTTATAATACAGGGTACGTTAAACAAGTAATGGCTCAATATCCAGATACGATTGCTGACGATCTATCGGATAATGCTATAGAGTTGTTTAACTTCTATGAGAAACATAACATGAATTTGAATGTTGTGTTTGATAGAACTGGTAATACTCCACATTACCTTAATATGAAGGGTGGGTTGCTACAGATACCAGAAATTCCAGAAGGTTTTAACAAGTCGTTCGAGCAGATAGTTAAAGAACGTTGCGAAGAGCTTCTTGCAACAGGTAAGAAAATTAACGTTGTTTGGAGTGGTGGTATTGACAGCACATTGGTTCTGTTTGCGCTGATTCACTACGCGAAAGATCCATCAAGAATTACTGTTTATGGAACTTACAGTTCTGTATTAGAATCTGGCTCGATGTTTGATAAAGTTATCTTACCATCTGGCGTAAACCATAAAATTAAGGTTACTTCCAGAAGAGAGTTTGATGACTGTCCTGAAGATGAGATTTTTGTAACAGGGTTTTTTGGTAACCAACTGTTTGGTCCGACAGACGACTTTACAACTGGAACTGTGAAAACTGATATATCATTTTTCCATCATCAGTTCAAAGGTCCAGATCCACTGATGGATTACACCAAATGTATAAACCCAGAGCTACACGAGTTTATTCTTCCGTCAATAAAGGCAAGTCCTAAAAAAATTGAAACTTTGCGTGATTTAAGATGGTGGTGTATTTTTAACTATGATTGGTATACTTCTCAGTTTGCGTCAATGGTTAGTACGAAACGTCAAGATAACATATATCACTTTTTTAATACTGACGATTTTCAGCGTTATGTTATTACAACCAAAGAACCATTTACGAAAGAAGTTGGAAACGCACTAACTCACAGATGGGTTATGCGTCAATTGATTGAGGAGTATAGTGGAGATTCTTACTATGCTTGGAACAAACCAAAAGGGGTTTCCAATTTAGGAAACCCCATACCGACTTGGTTATTTTTATATGAAGATTATAGCTTACGCTACATTCCTCGAACTGCTAAATTTAATAGGAAGCAAAACCAATTTTGACATTAAGAACAACGTAAGTTCTTTCAGACAAGTTTGTTTCCACATAACGTTGTAGATATCCAGGTGTGACAATAACTTCACCTTGCCATCCACGCAGAGAGAAACTAGTAGCAACTAAGTTTTGAGATACTGTATCTCTAACTGTTTGAACTGCTCCACGAGTATCTGGATAATAAGTTACTGGGGGTGATTCTGGGCATGACAAAATGAACGAAAATACCAACGGAACAAATTCATACGCATGCGGTGGAATGTGTTCGTATTGTTGTTGATAAAATATCTGTGAGCCAATAATAGTTGGTGTGTATTGAAGCTCTGGTATATTAAACTCTGGTAATTGTTCACAAATAGAGTATACAATTTCGCGAAGTTTGAAGATACTGTCATCTTCTTTAAAAATCGGGTCGATCGGCTCTAAAGAATCTTTTGGTTGACATTCTTCACTTTGAATAAATGTCAAAAGTTTCTGTTGAAAATCCTCAAAATCCGAAATTTGGAAACTTTTAATATCGGTTGGGAATAACAGTTTTTCGAAAGTTTTTGTAACTAACTGTTTATCTGATGGAACTTCAGTCGCTGAACCTGTTCCATTTTGGGGTGCTTGAATATTGTCCATATAATAACTCCATAATAGTTAAAAATCGCCTCGCAGCTCAATAGTATTTAGCGTTCCAAAATAAGATAAATAAGAATGTATATCGGGAGATTAAACAAGTGGCTACAATTTCCAACCTTTATGTAGATCAAGGTGCTTTTTTTAGGACATATGTGACTGTGTCGGGTACTAATGGTGTTCCATTGGACTTGACAGGTTTCACTGTAGCTTCTCAAATGAGAAAATCGTACCAGTCATCGACTTCTTACGATTTCACTGCTGTTATCAGTAATCCAATCAACGGTAGAGTGCAGATCGAATTAGATTCTGCGCAATCAAGAGTTATACCTCCAGGCAGATATTTGTATGACATTAGAGTGACAAACCCTACTGGCGAAAGTACAAGAGTTGTTGAAGGTATAGTAACAATAAGCCCAGAGATTACCCAATAATATGGCAGACATTATAGCAGTCGTTTCAAATCCTTATGGTGTTTCCACTAGTGGAACTGCCGTAACTGCATCACCTACATCAGTACCTCCAAATTCTATAGAAGCAATGGCTGATGTTAACTTGACTGGGTTAACAGATGGAGCAGTATTAGTTTATAAGAATAACACCGCCTTATGGACTGCGACTACTACGTTAGATGCGCAGGACATGGAAGGTGGAGAATTTTAATCGGAGAATAAAAGATGGCATCAACAATCAGAATTAAACGTTCGTCTACCGCAGGGAATCCAAGTACCCTTGCCGCAGGTGAATTAGCATATTCAGCGTTTGCAGGTACAGGTGGTAATCGCTTATACATCGGTATGGGCACAGAAACCAGCGGTAACGCTGCAAACCACATTATCATTGGTGGTCAATACTACACAGGTTTAGTTGACGCATCAGTTGCTGGTACATTAACAACAAACCAATCATCTATTCCAGTTCTTTCCGCAACTGGTACAATCGATAAGTGGTACGTAGGTAACTTATACCTATCAGGTAACACTATTCAAGCACAGAATACTAACGGTAACATCGTTTTAACACCTAATGGTACTGGTTACGTTTCTGTCTCTGGAACAAACGGATTAGTTATTCCTTCTGGTACTACTGCTCAGCAAGGTCCAGCAGTAACTGCAGCTGTTCGTTTCAATACTACTAACGTACAGTTCGAAGGTTATAATGGCACTAACTGGACATCACTAGGTGGTGTTCGTTCTGTTGATGGTAAAACATATATCATCGCAGAAACTTCTCCAGGTGCTGGTGATGATGTTCTTCACTTCTATTCAGGTTCTTCTGGCACTTCTACTCAAGTTGGTACTTGGGATAATACTAAACTAGCAGTTCTTAATACTACTGCTTCTACATCAACTTCTACTGGCGCATTGGTTGTTTCTGGTGGCGTTGGTGTTGCTGGTAACTTGTATGTTGGCGGCAACTTAGTTCTTACTGGAACTGAAACTTCTATTGGTGGTGTAACATTCCAGAATGGTTTAACATTATCTGGTTCTGCAACACCTGGAACTGAATATTTAACAATCAATAACGGTACTTCTACTACATTCCAAGTAGATACTGCTTCTGGTAATACAACAATCGCAGGTACACTAGGTGTAACTGGCGCAACTACTTTATCAAGTACTTTATCTGTTTCTAGTACTTCGACATTAACTGGTGCTGTAACTCTTGGTACCAGCGCAATCTTTAAGGGATCTACTTCTGGTCAGATTACTGTTGTTGCTTCTGCCACTGCAGGAACAAACACTTTAACTCTACCAGCTGCTACTGATACTTTAATCGGTAAAGCAACTACCGATACCCTAACTAACAAGACAATTGATACTGCCGCAACTGGTAACGTATTAAAAATCAATGGCAACCAAATTAATAGTTACACTGGTTCTGGTGCTGTTGTTATGTTGTCTGCAACACCATCTATTACTGGTGGTATTAACTATGGTGGTTCTACAACTGGTCAAACAACCCTACAAGCATCAGCAACAGCTTCTGGTACATTAACTCTACCAGCAACAACTGATACTTTGGTTGGTAAAGCAACAACTGATACGTTCACTAACAAGACATTTGATACTGCTGCAACTGGCAACGTATTAAAAGTTAATGGAACTTCAATTACTGGCACCTCTGGTTCTGGAAATACCGTTGCTTTAACAACTAGCCCAGTTTTCACTACACCAACTCTTGGTGCTGCAACTGTAACAAGTTTAACTGGTGCTTCTGGTAGCCTATCAATTACTGCTGCTTCTGGCAATAATAACGTAAACTTAGTACCGACTGGTACTGGTACTGTTGACGTTGCTGGTGCCAGAATTACTTCTGTTGGAACTCCAACTCAAGCTACTGACGCTGCTAACAAAGCATATGTTGATGGTCTAAAATCAGGTTTAGATATTAAATACCCAGTTCGTTTAGCGACTACTGGTTCAAACTTAACTGCAACTGCTTCTGGTTCTGGTGCAGGTAAAACACTTACTAACTCTGGCACTCAAGCTGCGTTGACCATTGACTCTGTTCCAGCTGTTGTTGGTGACCGTGTTCTTGTTAAAGATCAGACAACTACTAAAGATAATGGTATTTACGTTGTTACTAGTATTGGTTCTGTTTCTACTAACTGGGTATTGACTCGTGCTACTGATGCTGACGGTGCAACTACTACTGGTACAGTTACTCCAGGTATGTTCGTGTTTACCACAGAAGGTACACAGAACGCTAACTCTGGTTATGTTCTAGCTGAGTTCTCTGCCGATGTAGCAACAATTACTGTTGATACTAATGCTCAAAACTGGATTCAATTCTCTGGTGCTGGTGAGATTACTGCTGGTGCTGGTTTATCTAAATCTGGTAACACGTTAAGTGCTGTTGTTGATAATACAACACTTGCTATCGTAGCTAACCAACTACAAATTAAATCAACATATGTTGGTCAAACATCTATCAATACTCTAGGTACTATTACTACTGGTACTTGGCAAGGTACTGTTCTTGGTGCTACTTATGGTGGTACTGGTGTAAACAACGGCTCAAATACTATCACTCTTGGTGGTAATATTAACACTGCTGGTGCGTTTACTACTATTGGTGCTTATGGAATCTCGTTAACAGCTACAGGTTCTACATCTGTAACATTACCTAATAGCGGTACTCTTGCTACATTAGCTGGAACAGAAACTTTAAGTAACAAAACAATTACTTCTTCTAGCTTCAGTGGTACTACTGTTACTACTTCTGGTAACGCAAGTATTGGTGGAACATTAAGCGTAACTTCTACTTCGTCATTTACTGGTAACATCAGTGCTTCTGGTAACATTACTGGATCTGGTGCTTCCACTTCTACTCTTGATGGCTTTACAATTGATGGTGGCACATACTAATAGCTAAATAATTGGGTGGGTGAAATTCCCACCCCTCAGTATATACTGAGTATCAATTTCTACATAGAATAGGTTATAATGTCAAATAATGTTTTACTAAAACGCTCTAGCGTTCAAGGGAAAATACCAACTACTGCGTCTTTACAGCTCGGTGAGTTGGCACTAAACACATACGACGGCAACTTATTCTTCAAAAAATCCCCAAACGGGACAGATTCTTTAATTTCCGTTTCAACTAACGGTAATCTTCTTTCATATATTACAGTTACTGCAAATACAACTGCAGTTGCTCGTCAATCATACATCGCCAATACCTCAGGTGGCGCATTTACCATTACCCTACCAGCTTCTCCAAATTCTGGAGATTGGGTAGTTATTGCTGATGGTTCTAATTTTAGCACAACCCCACTTACTGTTGCTAGAAATTCTCAAACAATTGATGGTATTGCGCAAGATCTAAACCTAGACATTCAAGGTGTTTCAGTCACATTAACTTTTAATGGAACTACTTGGTTAGTTTATACGCAGGTTGGAGCGAGTGGTGGTAATGGTTCTGGTGTTGTTGACTGGTCTAATATAACGAATAAACCAACTATACCAACAGTTCCAACTGTACTATCAGCGTTCACTAACGATTCTGGATATATTACTGCAAGCGGTAACGCAGCAACTGCTACTAAGTTGGCTACTGCTCGAAATATTAATGGTGTGGCATTTGATGGTTCTGCTGCGATTACTATTGCGGCAGCAGCAACAACACTTACTGGAACATCACTAAACTCTACAGTTGTTTCTTCTAGTTTAACTTCTGTTGGCACATTAACTAAACTTAGTATTGCAGCTGGTGGCATATCAACTAATGGTATTACAGTAGGATCTACTGGTAACTTATTTGATGATGGAAACTTCCATATACACAGCACTGCTGGTTCTCTATGGTTGAATGCTACTGATGGTAGCACAGTTAATCTTAATACTCAAACCTCTGGTGGGGTTAATCTTGGTGGTGTAACATCAATGAATAGTGGGTATGGTTCAGTTGCGCCAGTTTACGGTGTTCGTGCATGGATTAACTGTGGTTGGAATGGCAGTTCTATGACTACTAGAGCGAGCGGAAACCTTTCTGTTTCTCGTTCTTCTGCTGGTGTCTATACCTTTACATTTGGAACTGCAATGCCAGATGGTAATTATGCTATTACTGCCACTGCTCAGACTCCTGGATCAAATTCTGATTGTGCAGTTAATATTACAAACGGAACTACACCATCAACTACTGGATTCTCTTTAACTGTTGCTCGATATGGTAATGGTAATGAAGATACCCCAATTCTACACGTACAGGTGGTTAGATAATGTCTAATACTTTACTATCAAATATTGTTGCTCCGAGTAGTGTTGTCACATCAAGCGCAACACAGACCCTAACCAATAAAACATTAAACAGCGCAGTATTAACTGGAACGTTAACTGCTGGTGGTTCTACTGGTACCGCTGGTCAAGTTCTTCAGTCTACTGGTACTGGTCTTCAATGGGCTAACGTAACTACCAGTGGTGGTTCTACTGGAACAGTAACTTCAATAACTGCAGGTACAGGTCTTACTGGTGGAACAATAACTTCTTCTGGTACTGTTGCAATTGATACAACAGTAGTAACTACGCTTACTGGTACTCAAACACTAACAAATAAAACAATTAGTGGCGCATCAAATACGCTAACTAATATTCCAAACTCTGCTTTAACTAATAGTAGCATTACTATTAACTCTGCTGCAGTTAGTTTAGGAGGATCTGCTTCTATCAATACCTTAGTGAATGGTAGCTTTACTGCTTCATTCACTTCTACTGGCCAGTTACAATTGCCAGTTATTACTCAGGGATCTACTACTGGCGGTGTTCTTGTTGCGGCAGGTAACGTCTTACTTAACGCAAACGGTAACATCTGGAATTTCGGTTCTGACGGTACTATGACTAGTCCGTATAGTGTTAAGATTTTAACTACTGGTATTCAGTTTCCAGATTCTACGCAACAAACTACTGCATATACTGGTCCACAAACATCAGTAACAGGCAATGCTGGAACTGCTACTAAATTAGCGACAGCTATAACAATCAATGGAGTTTCTTTTGATGGTTCAGCAAACGTAACAGTAACCACAGCTGGAACAGGTATTTCTGTTAGTGGAACTGCAGTAAGTATTGATTCTACAGTAGCAACACTTACTGGTTCTCAGACTTTAACTAATAAGACATTAACAAGTCCAACAATAAATAGTGCTACTGAAAATAATTTAACTTTAATAGGAACTGTTACTGCTGGTGGTACGATTGGTACGATTGGTCAAGTTCTTCAATCAACAGGAACTGGTGTTCAGTGGGCTACTGTTAGTGGCGGTGGTAGTAGTGGATTCCCTTATGTAGATGCTGGTTCTATTACAGATCAAATAAATACTTCTGCGCAAGTAGATGGCGGAACGATAGTGTAAAAGGTAAACAATGTCAATTCAAATACAACTAAGAAGAGGTACTGCTACCCAACATTCGACTTTTACAGGTCAGTTGGCTGAAGCTACATTCAATACAACACTTAATACTTTACACGTTCACGATGGTGTTACTGCTGGTGGTTATCAACTTGCTAGAGCAGATTTAAGTAACGTATCGTCAATCCCTAATACTAAATTAGCAAACAGTTCTGTTACTGTTGGTACTACAACAATCTCATTAGGTTCTTCTTCGACAACCTTAGCTGGTTTAACTTCTGTTACTTCTACTAGTTTCGTTGGTGCTCTTACTGGCAACGCAAGTACAGCTACTAAACTATTAACTGCAGCTAATATTAATGGCGTAGCATTCGATGGTAGTGCAGCTATCACAATTAAAGCCAGTACTACTAATGCTCTTACTATTGGTACTGGTTTAAGTGGCACAAGTTTCGATGGTTCTGGCGCAGTAACTATTGCTAACACTGGTGTTCTTTCTGTCAATGGCGTTAATGGTGCGATCACTGGTATCGCTAACTCCACTGATACCCACTATATTGGTACTACTGCTGTAGCTTTAAACAGAGCAAGCGCAAACTTAGCATTAACTGGTATCTCTTCAGTAACATTACCTGGATCAACTTCAGGTTCTATCCAGCTTATTCCAAGTTCAACTGCTGGTACTGGTACTGTTATCACATTGCCTGCTACAACAGGTACTGTTATCACAACTGGCGACGCTGGTACTGTTACCAACGCAATGTTGGCTGGTTCTATTGCCAACGGTAAACTGATCAACAGTTCTGTAACAGTTGGTACAACAACTATTTCTCTCGGTGCTGCGAGCACAACACTTGCTGGTTTGACTAGCGTAACATCAACAAGTTTCGTTGGTGCTCTTACTGGCAACGCAGATACTGCGACTAAGCTAGCAACAGCAAGAACAATTAACGGTGTAACTTTTGATGGCACTTCTAATATAGTAGTTACTAGCTCAGGTACTGGTATTACTGTATCAGGTCAAACAGTTTCTATTGACTCTACTGTTGTTACATTAACTGGAACACAAACTCTATTAAATAAAACTTTAACTCTACCAGCGATTGGTGGAACTGGTGCTTTATTCAATGGTTCAACAAGTGGAGGAGTTACTTTATTAGCAACAGCAATTGCTGGAACTAATACTATCACTCTACCAGCAGTTACTGGTACTGTTATCACGTCAGCTGACAGTGGTACTGTTACTAGCACTATGTTGGCTGGTTCTATTCCAACAAGTAAAATTACTGGTTTAGCTGCCTCAGCTACAACTGATACTACTAATGCTTCTAATATTAGTTCTGGCACTTTACCGAATGCTCGTTTACCAGCATTTACTGGTGATGCTACTACTTCTGCTGGTTCGTCTGTCTTAACTCTTGCTTCTTCTGGTGTAACTGCTGGTACTTATACTAAGATTACTGTTGATGCTAAGGGTCGTGCAACTGTTGGTGCGTCAGCTACAACAAGCGATATTGCTGAAGGAACAAACCTTTACTATACAGATACACGTGCACGTGCTGCTCTATCAGCTGGTACTGGTATTTCTTATAATAGCACTACTGGTGTTATTAGTACTGTTCAAGATATTTCTACTACTGCATCTCCGACATTTGCTGCGCTTACTACAACAGGAAATACTAGTCTTGGTGGAAACTTAGTCGTAACGGGCAACCTAACAGTTAATGGTACAACAGAATATCTAAATTCTGTAACTGTTCAGATTGCAGATAAAAATATCGAACTTGGTACAGTAACAACTCCAACTAATACTACAGCTGATGGTGGTGGTTTAAAACTACACGGAACTACTGATAAGACATTCAACTGGTATAATGCCACTGGTGCTTGGACTTCTTCTGAGCATTTAGCTTTAGCAGCAGGTAAAACATTATTACTTAACGGATCAACTTCTGGTACTATAACAGTTCAAGTTCCTGCCGTTGCTGGTACTAATACTATCACTATACCAGCAGTCACTGGTACTGTTGTTACAACAGGTGATACTGGCACCGTAACAAATACAATGCTTGCTGGTTCTATCGCAACTAGCAAGATTACTGGTCTAGCAGCATCAGCTACAACTGATACTACCAACGCATCAAATATTACTAGTGGAACTTTACCGAATGCTCGTTTAAGTTCTATTCCAAATACAGCACTTGCCAACAGTTCTGTTACTGTTGGTACTACTGCGATTGCACTGGGATCTTCTAGCACAACACTTGCTGGTTTAACTTCTGTTACTTCTACTAGCTTCGTTGGTGCTTTGACAGGTAATGCTGATACAGCTACTAAGCTAGCAACTGCTCGTACCATTGCTGGTGTGTCATTTGATGGTAGTGCGAATATTTCTATTCCAGTTGCTAACTTATCAGATGTAAGCATAACATCTCCAACAAACAATCAAGTACTTGTTTATAATTCAACAACAAGTAAATGGACAAACACTTCTGGTGTTACTGGTCCAACAGGTCCTACTGGTCCAACAGGAGCTCCTGGTCCAACAGGTCCTACTGGCGCAACAGGTCCAACAGGAAGTGCTGCCACTGTTACTGTAGGAACAGTAACAACAGGTGCTTCTGGAACAAGCGTAACAGTTACAAATAGCGGAACAACTTCTGCTGCAGTTTTAAACTTTACTATACCACAAGGTGCCACTGGTGCAACAGGTCCGACAGGATCTACAGGTGCCACTGGTGCAACAGGTCCAACAGGTCCAACAGGTCCACAAGGCGCAACAGGCGCAACAGGCGCAACAGGTCCTGCTGGTGCAACAGGTCCAACTGGCGCCAATGGTTTAGGATATGGTGGTTTAACTTCTACTTCTTCAGTTCTTATCGGAACTGGTTCTAAAACATTTACAGTTAACCAAGCGCAAGGAACTAATGCTTTCGTTGTTGGTCAGTACGTTCGTGCGTTTAACACAGCTGCTCCAACAAACTTTGTCGCTGGTGCTATTACTGCATATAGCGCAACTACATTAACAATCAGTGTTGATTATGTTGGTGGTAGTGGAACATTGTCTACTTGGACAATCACTGATACTGGTTCTCAAGGTATTCAAGGTGTAACTGGTGCCACTGGTGCAACAGGTCCGACAGGTCCTACTGGTGCAACAGGTCCTACTGGTCCTACTGGTCCAACAGGATTAACAGGTTCTCCTGGTCCAACAGGTCCAACAGGTCCTGCTGGTTCTCCTGGTCCAACAGGATTAACAGGTCCAACAGGCGCAACAGGTTCTCCTGGTCCAACAGGTCCAACAGGTCCGACTGGTTCGGCTGGTCCAACTGGTGCTCCTGGTAGTCCTGGTCCGACAGGTCCTACTGGCTCAACTGGTCCGACAGGTCCTGCTGGTTCTCCTGGTCCAACAGGTCCTACTGGTCCATCTGGCTCGCCATGGGGTGGTGGAACATTTACTGGTTATGTTTACGGAACAAGAATTTACGCAAACGACTGGCATAGATGTCAAGGTGCTACTGGTGTTTACTGGGAAGATTACGGTCGTGGTATTCGTGCTTCTGATAACGAATATAGTTATGGTAACGTGGGAACATATGGCTCAGGTTTAAATGGTTGGCGTGGTTTCGGTGTTTATCCAAACAACTGTATATTAATGGCCAACGGTGGAACTTGGGGTGTTTACAACCCTCAGTGGGGTTGGTTAATGATCTCAGATATGAATGGCAACACTACTTTCGGTGGTTTCGTTCAAACATATTCTGACTTACGTCTAAAAGATAATGTTCGTGAGATTGATAATGTAACAGAAAGAAGAAATACCCTTGCTGCTGCAGCGATTAAATATGAACGTGAAGGTAGAACTTCTATTGGTTATGGAGCACAAACTCTACGTGATAATGGATGCTCTGAGTTTGTAGCAGAAGCTGACGACAGTTTGAAATTAACTACTGGAACTGGAACTCTTTCTGTTGCTTACGGCGAAACTACAGCAATTCTTGCAGTTGCTTCTAAACAAACTGACGACAAAGTTGCAGCTCTTGAAGCGAGAATCGCACAACTAGAAAATATTATTTCTAAATTAACTGGAGAAAATAATGCAAGTTGAAATTATTACTGAAGATGATGTGTCTTGGACTGCGACAATCAGGTTTACACATAACGATGTTGTGCATGAAGATACATATAATCTGATTGCTGTTGTTCCAGGAACTAATTTGCAGTTGGCGAAACAAGGAATTCAATTTAATACAGAAATGAAAAATAATGTAATTTCTATATTAACTGCGCAAATTCAAAGGGAAATAGAACAAGGTATTATTCTTAACGTAATTTGATTGGAGATATAATGAAAGGTGAATGGGTATATAATGAATCTTTTTATACAAAAGAGCAGTGCGATTTTATTATAGAAAAAGCATTAAAGATTACTCCAGAAGATCCAACTTTGGGATATGAAGGTAAAGTTGGTGATGATAATTATAGAAGATCTAAAGTTAGATGGATTCATCCAGAGAATCAAGATTTCTGGATGGTATTTGAAGATTACTGGAAAATGTTACTTAATGTAAATAAAAATTGGTATGGATTTAATATCAATTCTTTACCATATTTACAGTTTACTGAATATGATGAGTCTTATAAAGGTGAGTATAAATCTCACCAAGATGTTTTTTGGATTAATCCATCAAACAACCATAGAAAAGTTACATTCGTTCTTCAATTATCAGATGAACAAACATATGAAGGTGGCGATTTAGTTTTGGAAAATCTTACTGAAACACCACCTGCAGAAATAGTAAGAAAACAAGGAACATTGTTAACATTCCCTTCCTTTGTTTATCATAGATTAACACCAGTGACTAAGGGTAAAAGATATAGTTTAGTCGGTTGGTTTGAAGGACCGAAATTTACTTAGAGGAAAACATGGCTGCTTTAGCATCTAGAGAAGATTTAAAACAGTATGCGCTGAGAAACCTTGGCGCACCTGTTCTTGAAATTAACGTGGACGATGATCAATTAGAAGATCGTATTGACGAAGCGTTAGCTATGTATAGTCTATACCATTGGGATGGTATAGAAAAAATTTGGATGAAGCATAAGTTAACTGGTTCGGGGTTAAAATTAACAACTCCAGTTGCTTCTCAATGGATCAAGGGTACTGTTATTACAGGAGAAACCTCTGGCGCCACTGCGTTAATTAACGATCCATTTGATGCGTCAACAATTCAAGTTGGTGATATTCAAAACCCAAAACTTGCTGATACTTCTATTTTCCTTCCAGGTGAAACTATTACTGGTGCTGGTTTATCAGCAGTTTTAGAATCGACATCAGATTATTTTATTCCTGGAGATTTTTATACGAAATCTATTCCAGTTAGTCCACTGGTGTATGGTGTAACTCAGATCCTTCCTTTGGCTGGAACATCAAGTTCTAAAAATATGTTCGACATTCAATACCAATTGCGTTTGAATGACTTGTATGATTTAACTGCCACTTCTATTATTTACTATAAAACAGTAATGAATCATTTGGATTTATTAGATTTTACATTAAATGGTAAAATTCAGTTTAGATTTAATAGAATGCAGCAACAAATTTGGTTGGATATGAATTGGGAACAGAACGTAAACATAGGTGACTGGATTGTCGCTGAGTGTTATGCGATTCTTGATCCGAATGTTTGGACTGCAATGTGGAATGATGGGTGGTTAAAATTGTATACAACTGCATTATTCAAACGACAATGGGCAACAAACCTTAAAAAGTTTTCTGGACTACAACTTCCAGGTGGCGTTACTTTAGATGGAGACAAATTATACGCAGAAGCAATTCAAGAAATTAAAGATCTTGAAGACGACTTGAGAAATAAGTCTGCTCCGTTAGAATTCATAATGGGTTAACATGAGTACAGTAAACGTATATTTTACGCAAGGAACTGAGAACGAACAGTTCCTTATCGAAGACATTATTATTGAATCTTTAAAGATTTATGGTAATGAGGTAATGTACATCCCACGTTCATTAGTTTCCAAAGACGATATTCTTGGTGAAGATCGTTTAAGCACATTTAAATCTGCGTTTCCTATTGAAATGTATTTTGAAAATGTGGATTCCCTTGCTGGTCAAGGCGCATTTATTCAGAAATTTGGTTTGGTAATAGAACAGTCAGCTACTTTGGTTGTAGCTCGTCGCCGTTGGGATCAACTTGTTGGTCAATATGGAATGACAACATTACCGAATAGACCAAACGAAGGCGATTTAATTTATTTCCCATTAACTAAGGGATTGTTTGAAATTAAATTTGTTCAACACCAAGACCCATTCTATCAGTTAGGTAAACTATATGTTTACAAATTACAAATAGAATTGTTCCAATATGCGTCAGAGTTGTTGGACACTGGTGTTGCTGAAATTGATAATTTTGAAACATTAAAATCATTTACTACTAACGTTACTCGCAGCGATGCTGGTGGAGTTTTCGATATTACTTTAACAAATCCAGGTAATGGATACCAAACTGCTCCTAGCGTAACTATTAGTGCTGCTGCAGGTGATGGTGGTAAAGGTGCTACGGCAACTTGCGATATTACAAACGGTAAAGTTACAGCAATACATATTACCAACGTTGGTCATGGTTATCAAGCTGCCCCAACAATTACGTTTAGTTCTCCAGGAACTGGAAATGCTGCTGACGTCGCAACTGCTACAGCTGTTCTACACACCGATATCGACAAACAAGGCAATGTTGGACAAAATAATGAATTCAAACTTGAGTCTACTAATTTCTTAGACTTTAGTGAATCTAACCCATTCGGAGATGTAACTTAATGCTTGGCGGAAATGTTTATTACCATGGCTCGATAAGAAAAGCGATCGTTTCGTTCGGTCGTTTGTTCAGCAGCATTTACATCGATCGTAAACAGGGTGATTCTGTTAACGGAACAACTGTTCAGCGTTTACAAATTCCAATTTCGTATGCTCCGAAAGAGAAATGGTTAGTTCGTATTGATCAGCAACCAGACATAGAAAATAATGTAACAATGGTTACGTTGCCAAGAATGTCATTTGAAATTATTGGGTATGTTTACGATTCAACTCGTAAGGTTAATCGTATGAATAAAATTACAGCAACAGATACAACCAATGCGAACAATTTATCGACAGCATACACACCTGTTCCGTATAATCTAGACATCTCTCTTTATGTTATTACTAAAACACAAGAAGACGGTATGCAGATTATTGAACAGATTCTTCCAACATTCACACCAGAATATACTATGCAAGTAGAGATGGTACCAGAGTTGGGAGTTACGATGCCTGTTCCTGTTATCTTAAATAGCGTTTCTGTTGTAGACGAATATGATGGCGATTTTCAAGATAGAAGATACGTAACACATACACTTAATTTTGAAATGAAACTAAATCTATTTGGACCTGTTACTGGTCAAGGTATTATTACTAAGGTTGATGCGAATATCGGAGAAAATAAAGATTTTAGTGCTCCGAATAGAGTTTATACGGCAACAGGAAATGTGGTTAATGCCACAGTTAGTCAAGAAGACTGGACAACTAATTTTTAATCATGGCACAAATTTATAATGCAAATGTGAACCTGAAAGCTGCCAATGTGGCAGTTCAATTCACACAAGAACAAATTGAAGAATGGGTTAAATGTTCCCAGGATCCAATATATTTTATTGAAAATTATTGTAAAATTGTTTCACTTGACCACGGATTAATACCATTTAAGTTATATGATTGCCAACGAGATAAGGTTAAAGTAATCCACGAAAATCGTAGGGTTATTCTTATGGAAGGTCGTCAGCAGGGTAAAACAACTACATCTGCTGCTTATATTTTGTGGTACACAAACTTCCAAGAAAATAAGAACGTAGCTATTCTGGCAAACAAAGCTACAGCTGCTCGTGAAGTTTTAGATCGTTATCAATTAATGTTTGAACATTTACCTAACTGGCTAAAACAAGGGGTCACTACTTGGAACAAGGGTGACGTAGAACTCGAAAATGGATCAAAAGTATTTACTGCTGCGACTTCTGCTAGTGGTATTCGAGGTAAATCTGTTAACCTTTTATATGTTGACGAGGCTGCGATTATTCCTAATACTGTTGCTGAGCAGTTCTTTACTTCAGTTTATCCTACAATTTCTGCTGGTGAAACAACTAAAATTCTTTTAAGTTCAACACCACTTGGTTATAATCACTTCTGGAAATTCTGGAACGACGCAGAAAAAGGTAGAAATGGGTTCGTTCCATTGTACATTCCATACTGGAAAATTCCAGGACGTGATGAGAAATGGGCAGCTGAACAGAAAGGAATGTTGGGCGAATTAAAATATAACCAAGAAGTATTATGTAAATTCCTTGGTTCTAGTTTGACGCTTATTAATGCTGACGTTATTGCCAAAATGTCAACAGCTGTAACTGTGTTTAGTAAAGATGGTTTAGATCTTTATGAAAATCCAAAGAAAGGGCACAGTTATGTTATTGTTGCTGATACGGCAGAAGGTGTTGGTGGTGATGCTTCAGCATTCGTGATTGCTGATATCACTGAAGCTCCATACAGATTGGTTGGTAAATATAAAAATACAACTATTAGCCCATTGATGTATCCAAACGTAATTGCTCACGTTGGAAAACAATTTAATGAAGCATGGGTATTGGTCGAAACCAACTTTAGTGAGCAAGTTCCGTACATTTTACATAACGAATTGGAGTATGAGAACATAATTTTCGTAAACAGAACTACACAGTCTCAGACAGTTTCGGGTGGTTTTGGTGGTGGTAAAACGCAACTTGGTGTACAAACTGATAAAAAAGTTAAGCGCACAGGTTGTCATAATTTCAAAGCATTAGTTGAAGAAAACAAATTTATCATCGAAGATCCAGATATTATCTCTGAAATATCAACCTTTATTGAAACCAAAGGTACATACAAAGCAGATGATGGATACCACGATGACTTGGTTATGTGTTGCGTTTTGTTCTCTTGGCTCACAAGTACGAGTTATTTTAAAGAGCTAAATAATATAAATCTAAGACAATTAATGTACGAGAAAAAGATTCAAGCCATGGAGGAAGAATTGACCCCATTTGGTTTTATAGATGATGGAATAGAAAAAGAGAACTTATTGAACTTCTGAAATTAGGTTTTCAATAAATAAATTAGTGCTTTCAAGTGCTCCTCGAAGCAAAATAGAATAACGTAATAAGGAGAATTACAATGCCTTTTCAATTAAGTCCTGGCGTTGCAGTCGTAGAAAAAGACTTCACTTCCATCATTCCAGCTGTATCAACTTCTGCTGGCGCAACTGTTGGAACTTTTGTATGGGGTCCAGTTCTTCAACCTGTGACAATTAGTTCCGAAAACGAGTTAGTTAGTCGTTTCGGTCGCCCATTTGCTGACAATGCTCAGTCATGGTTTACTGCCGCAAATTTCTTGTCGTATGCAAGCAACCTATTGGTTACTCGTATTGACACTGTTAATCACAGAAACGCTGTTGCGATCCAATCGGGTTCAGTTTCTGCTATTAACTTAGACAATGCTGGTTCTGGTTATACAACTAACCCAACTGTAACATTATCTGCTCCAGATGAAGCTGGTGGTACACAAGCTACTGCTTCAGCATTCTTGACTGGTGGTGCAGTTACTGCCGTAACTATCGCTGCTGGTGGTTCTGGTTATAGCAACGCAACAATTAGCTTCTCTGCTCCAACAATTCCAGGTGGTGTTCAAGCTACTGGTACTGCAACTATCGTTGCTGGTGCTATCACTGGTATCGTTATTACTAATGGTGGTTCAGGTTACGTAACTCGCCCAACAGTAACTATTACTGGTACTGGTACTGGCGCAACTGTTGGTGTTGTAAGTATCGCAACATCTTCTATCTCTCGTATCACAATTACAAATCCAGGAACTGGTTACATTAACAACCCAACAGTAGTTATAACTGGTGGTGCTGGTACTGGTGCTGTTGCTGATGCTACTATCGTTGTTGGCGGTGTTAAAGTTCTAAACGAAAACGATTACATCAATAACTGGATCGATGGTGAAGGTGTTGTTGGTCCATTCGCTGCGAAATATCCAGGAACACTAGGTAACTCTCTATTAGTTTCTGTTTGCTCTGGCACTTCAGATTTTGCTACTTGGGCATATGCTGGTTATTTCCAATCTGCTCCTACAACATCTGAGTATGTTGCTAGTGTTGGTGGTTCAAATGACGAAATGCACATTGTTATTATTGACAATGATGGTCGTTGGACTGGTCAAGCAGGTTCTGTTCTAGAAAAATTTGCTTATGTTTCTAAAGCATCTGATGCTAAGAACGCAGATGGTTCAAACAACTACTACAAAAACGTATTAAACAGCAGCTCAAAATTCATCTGGTGGATGGATCATCCAGTTGGCGCAACTTGGGGTGTTCCAGCTCTTAACCATGCGTTCAATGCTGTTGCTCCAATTACAACAGTATTAAGTGGTGGTGTTGATGATATTATTGCTACTGATGGTCAAACAATTACTGCTTGGAATCTTTACGGCGATGCTACTTTGTATGACATCTCTTTAGTTCCAGTTGGTCCAGCTTCAGTTGCTGTGGCAGAAGCAGTTATCGCTATGGTTGAAAGTCGTGCTGATTGCGTGGCATTCCTATCACCAGAGAACGTTACTGATGGCAGCTTGATTACTAACAATCAACAACAAGCTAATGCTGTTAATGAGTTAGTTGCGTATCGCAATGCGCTACCAAGCACTTCTTATGCTGTTCTTGATTCAGGTTATAAATATCAATACGATCGTTACAGCGACACATATCGTTGGGTTCCATTGAATGGCGATATCGCTGGTTTGTGCGCTCGTACTGATTTGACTAATGACCCATGGTATTCTCCAGGTGGTTTAAATCGTGGTCAAATTAAGAACGTTGTTAAACTTGCTGTTCAACCAAATAAAACAGATCGCGACAATCTTTACAACGCTGGAATTAACCCAGTTGTTACTTTCCCAGGACAAGGTACTGTATTGTTCGGCGATAAAACTATGTTGGCTAAGCCAAGTGCGTTTGATCGTATCAACGTGCGTCGTCTGTTTATTGTTCTTGAAAAAGCAATTGCTACAGCTGCTAAATTCCAGTTGTTTGAATTTAACGACCCATTCACTCAAGCTCAATTTAAGAACTTGGTAGAACCATTCCTACGCGACGTTCAAGGTCGCCGTGGTATTACTGACTTCGTTGTTAAGTGTGATAGCACTAACAACACTCCTCAGATTATCGACGAGAACCAATTCGTTGCTGATATCTTTATTAAGCCAGCTCGTTCTATCAACTACATTACTCTTAACTTTGTGGCTGCCCGTACTGGTGTTAATTTCTCAGAAATTGGCGCATAAGAGCTAAATAGTAAAGAACAATAAAGGAGAATTAAATGGCAAATATTGCTGATTTTAAAGCCCAGATGCTTGGGGGTGGTGCTCGCCCTAACCAGTTTAGAGCAGAGTTAACATTCCCATCGTTTGTTCCATTGGGTGTAATCGCTGGTACTCGTGCGCAGTTTTTATGTAAAGCTGCTCAGATGCCTGCTTCCACTATCGAGAACATCTCTGTTCTTTATCGTGGTCGTCCAGTGAACTTCGCTGGTGAACGTAACTACGCACCATGGACTGTAACAATTTACAACGATGTTTCTTTCAACATCCGTAATGCGTTTGAACAATGGCAGAATGGTATTCAAAACTATGCTAGCACGGACGGTATCACTAACCCACGTGACTATCAAGTTGACTTGAACATTCGTCAATTAGATCGTGCTGGTAATGTTATTAAGACTTACACATTCCACGATGCTTTCCCTGTTAACATTGGTCCAATCGCATTAGATTTTGACCAACAAAACCAGATCGAACAGTTTGATGTTGAGTTCCAATACAACTACTTCGTATCTGATGTTGCAAGCGGTACTAACGGATTTGGATTGAATGCTAGCGTAAGCACTCCGATTGGCACTTTCCCAATCCCAGTTTAATATTAACTTGAAAATTTAATTATGCAATTATTTGGTTTTGAAATAAAACGTAAGGACGAAATTCGTGATGTTGGTAGCGTAATACCTCCAACATCCGAAGATGGATCAACCGTAGTATCCGCATCAACTGCGTCATACTACGGTATGGTTATGGATCTTGATACAATTATCAAGAACGAAAACGACCTTATTCGTAGATATAGAGAAGTTTCTCAATATGCCGATTGTGATATGGCTATTGAGGACATTATCAATGAAGCGATTATTTCTGAAAACGATGATAGCACGGTTAAAATTAATCTTGATAAATTAGACGTATCGGAAAAAATTAAAAGTAAAATTCGTGAAGAATTTGCTTACATATTAAAGTTATTAAAATTCGACCATCGTGGCCATGATATATTTAAGAATTGGTACGTAGATGGTCGTTTGTATTATAATGTATTGATAGACCCAAAGAATCCCAAAGCTGGTATTCAAGAAATGCGTTATGTGGACCCAAGAAAAATCCGCAAAGTTAAAACGATTGACAAACAGAAAGACGCAAAGGGTATTGAAGTTGTAAAGAAAGTAGAAGAATACTACATTTATAACGACAAAGGTATTACTGAGGCATCTACTCAGGGTATTAAAATGTCACTAGATTCTATTGTCTATGCACCATCTGGTTTGATAGACAATAACACTGGTATTATGATGTCTTATTTGCATAAAGCAATTAAGCCAACGAACCAGTTAAAAATGATTGAAGATGCGGTTGTTATCTATCGTATTTCACGTGCTCCTGAAAGACGTGTATTCTATGTAGACGTAGGTAACTTACCAAAGATTAAAGCTGAACAATATGTTGCGGACATTATGAATAAGTTCCGTAATAAGATTGTTTATGATGCTACCACTGGTGAAGTTCGTGACGATCGTCGTCACTTAAGTATGATGGAAGATTTCTGGATGCCACGTCGTGAAGGTGGTAAAGGTACAGAAATTACAACACTTCCAGGTGGACAGAATCTTGGCGATATTGAAGATATTCAGTATTTCCAGAAGAAGTTATATCAAGCACTTAATGTGCCATTGTCTAGACTACAAGAGTCATCTGGTTTTGCTCTTGGTCGTAGCACTGAAATTACACGTGATGAAATTAAGTTTAATAAGTTCATCAATCGTATTCGTAAGAAATTTTCATATTTGTTTAGCGGTGCTTTAAGAGTACAACTTATCGCTAAAGGTATTATTGCTGCTGATGAGTGGGAACAGGTTGAAGATTCAATCTATTATGATTATCAAGAAGATAATCATTTCTCTGAATTAAAAGACAATGAAATTTTGTTGCAGAGAATCGCTGCTTTACAACAAATTGAACCATACATTGGTAGATACTATTCTTCAATGTGGGTTCGTAAAAATGTATTAATGCAAACTGATGATGACATCGAACAGATGGAAAGTGAAATGGAAGAAGATCGTGATGAACAACTAAGTTTCGCTGAACACGAAGGTCAAATTCAAGGTGTTCAACAAGTGGCTGCTCAGAATTATGCGGTTCAGAATGCTATTCCTGATCCAAATTTAGAACCTGAACCACCACAGCAAACTAACGGTAATAACAAAGGGAGTAAATAATGGAAGCAACTAAAAATTTAGTAAGCGCACTGGCAAGTGGTAATGCTGATGCTATTGAAACATCATTTAACGCTGCAATGGCAGAAAAAATTGCTGCTCGTTTAGATGATATGCGCATTGATATGGCTAAGAGTATGTTCACTACTCCAGTTGTTGAAGAAAGTTTCGATCTATCAGAAGAAGAAATGCTTGCTATTACTTCTTTAACAGAAGAAGAAATTTCTGTTTTGGATGAAGAAGAACAACAGTTGGTATACGAAGCTAAAAATTGGATCGCGGGTGCTATCAAACATCCAGGTGCTTTAACTCGTGCAGCAAAACGTGCTGGCGAATCTACTTCTGAATATGAACACAAACATGAACACGACTCAGGTAAAGCTGGGAAACGTGCTCGTTTAGCATTAACACTAAAAAAATTAAACAAGTAATGTATTTTACCCAGTTTAAGAAATCTCTAAAAACAGGAATCGCTGAGTCGATCCGTTCTTTTGGTAGTCTTATTGAAAAGACTACCGAAGGTTCTATCTTAATTGATGGTGAAGAGACAAAGTTTAAAGAGTTAGAAGAAGCAAGAATATTTGTTAAGAATAAACATTACTCAGAAAATTTAGAAAAAGAAGTCGCTCAGGAAATATACGAAGAGATGTCTGAATCTCGTATCGCTACTATCATTAAAGAATATTACGACATTAAAGTTACAGAACAGTTAATTGAATCATACGTAGAGCTTGCTTCTTCTAAACTATTTACAGTAGATCCAGTTGTTCAAAAAATTCGTGCTTTAAACAAATTGGATTCGATCATAGAAAATAAACTTGATTATGTTTTAGCTGATGGAACTGTTGTTGCAATAAATGAAGAAACACAACAAGAGCTAAATAATTTATTGGCAAACAATTTAGAAGTCGTTGAATACATGAGAGAATCAAAAAATAATTTTTTCTATGTAATCAATAAGATTAAGGAATAATCAAATGGCTGTTTTATTCACAACAATTAAAAATACAAACCAAGAGACAGTTATTCACTTCGACACAGTCGCTGCTGAATCTGGTACTATTTCTCTTGCGTCATTAGGTTGCGCAACTCAGGCAAGAAACTCTGATGCGCCAACAGTGAACATCACTAAAGTTTTGATCACAGGTGAACTTGGGGCTGGCACTAGAATTACTCGTAGTGGTAAGAACATTATTTCAGCTGCTCCAGAAAACGCACCATTTTTCGATTTTACTCAGAATGGTTGGTCTGATACAACAAACAACACTGCTGACATCGTTATCGTTAATGATGCTGCTAAAGCAGTTAATGGTTATCTAGTACTACGTAAAGTTGCTGGTTGGGATACTACAGTTGAGAATGCTACTTACGGTGCTTACGATGATCCAACTATCGTTGGTGCTTCAACAACTCAGTCTGGTTCTCCAGGTAAGGTATAAAAATGAAACTGATTAGAGAAGTTGTCGAAACTTCCAACGTAATCGTTGAAGAAAAGTTAGGCAAACCAAAACAATATTTTATTGAAGGTGTTTTCCTTCAATCAGAATTAAAAAATCGTAACGGACGCATGTATCCAGAATCAGTTATGGATCGTGAAGTTGATCGTTACATTAAAGAATATGTAGAGAAGAACCGTGCTTACGGCGAATTGGGTCATCCAGAAAACCCATCTATTAACTTAGATCGTGTTTCTCACCTAATCACTTCTTTGCGTAAAGAAGGCACTAACTATATCGGTCGTGCCAAAATTTTAGATACTCCAATGGGTCAAATCGCTAAAGGTCTTTTAGAAGGTGGTGCGAATCTTGGCGTGTCTTCACGAGCACTAGGTTCTCTTCGATTAAACAAAGAAGGTGTCCAAGTCGTTCAGGACGATTTTATGCTGTCTACTGCAGCAGACATCGTTGCCGACCCATCTGCTCCAGATGCTTACGTACGTGGTATTATGGAGAATAAAGAATGGGTATTCGTTGATGGAAAGTTTGTGGAGAGAAATATTGAGGAAGCGAAGACTTTAATTAGAAACGCATCTTCTAAGAATTTACAGGAAGCCAAAATTCGTGCTTTCCAAAATTTCCTGAGTAAAATCAGATAAATAATAAATAATTAAATAGAACTTATCCAGTTAGGAGAAAACGATGTCAATCGAACAAAAAATCGCTGAGTTGCTTGCTGAGTCTCGCAAAGCCCAGTTGGACGAATCAAATCCCGTAACAGCTAATGCCTCTGCTGCAGAAGAAAATCATTTGGAAAAAATGAACAAATCTGAGCCAACTGGCAATAGCGAAAACGAACCATCTGAAGATGTTATTCGTCAAGGTGACGCTGTTAAAGCCCAAGGCGAAAACGCAAACCCTGACAATGCTCGTAACGATGCTCGCGACCAAGACGAAGCAATCGCTAAAGGTCAAGCTAAGAAAAAGAACAAAGCTAACGATAAAGAGTCTGCTCCAGAAGCAAGCCATATCGCTGGTATGAAAGAAGATATCGACGCTATGTTGAATGGCGAAGAACTTACTGAAGAATTTAAAACCAAAGCTGCTACTATTTTTGAAGCTGCGGTTATGGCTCGTGTAAAAGCTGAAGTTGCACGAATCGAAGAAGAATTCGAAGCCAAGCTAGAAGAAGCTGCGGCACAGAATCAAGAGGGTCTTGTTGAAAAAGTTGATGGATATCTCGACTACGTTGTCGAGCAGTGGATTGCACAGAATGAATTAGCCCTTGAGCGTGGTATGAAGTCCGAAATCCTCGAAGGATTCGTTTCTGGACTTAAAGGTCTTTTCGAAGAACATTATATCGATATGCCTGAAGAGAAGTTCGATGTAATGGCTGAGATGGAAGATCGTGTTGCTGAACTTGAAGAAAAGTTAAACGAACAATTAGCTTCTAACGTTGAATTGAAAAAATCAATCAGCGAAATGAAGCGTGCTGAACTAGTAAGCGAAGCATGTGTTGGTTTGTCTGATACTCAAGTTGAGAAACTAAAAGGTCTAGCTGAAGAATTGTCATATGAGGACGCTGATACTTTTGCTGCAAAAGTTCAGACAATTCGTGAAAATTATTTCACTACCAAGGCAGCTACAGTTAGTTCTGTAGTAACTGACACTCCTGTAGAAACTTTAACTGAAGAGAAAGTAATTGACCCTTCTGTTAAACGCTACATGCATGTATTTAACAACATCAAGTAATTAAAAGGAAAAACCATGACTGCACGTCAAGACTTACTTAAAAAGTGGGCACCGATTCTTGAACACGAATCGCTACCACAAATTAAAGATCACTATCGTAAAGAAGTGACTGCGGTTCTTTTAGAGAACCAAGAACGCGAAATGAGCAAACAAGCTGAAGCTCTTTTCGAAAATGCTCCAACTAACTCTGGTGGTACTGGTCTAGCCCTTGGTGGTTCTGGTGCTGCTACTGGTACCGTAGCTGGCTACGATCCAGTATTGATCAGCCTAGTACGTCGTGCTATGCCACAACTTATCGCTTACGATATTTGCGGTGTTCAGCCAATGACTCAACCAACTGGTTTGATCTTCGCAATGAAATCACGCTACAGCAGCCAAAACGGTACTGAAGCATTGTTCAACGAAGCTAACGACGCTTTCTCTGGTACTGGTACTCAAACTGGTTCTAACCCAGTGAGCGGTGCTTACACTACTGGTACTGGTATGACTACTGCTAACGCAGAAGCTCTAGGTACTTCTGGTGGTGGTGCTTTTGCTGAAATGGCTTTCTCAATCGAAAAGACTAGCGTAACTGCTCAAACTCGTGCTCTAAAAGCTGAATACACAGTTGAATTAGCACAAGACTTGAAAGCTGTTCATGGTCTTGACGCTGAAGGCGAATTGAGCAACATTCTTTCTGCTGAGATTATGACTGAGATCAACCGTGAAGTTGTTCGTACAGTTTACTCTTCTGCTAAAGTTGGTGCTCAAGTTGGTACTGCTACTGCTGGTACTTTCGACTTAGATATCGACTCAAATGGTCGTTGGTCTGTTGAAAAATTCAAAGGTCTAATGTTCCAAATCGAACGTGAAGCCAATGCGATTGCTCAACAAACTCGTCGTGGTCGTGCTAACTTCCTAATCTGCTCAAGCGATGTTGCATCTGCTTTAGCGATGGCGGGAGTTCTTGACTATACTCCAGCTCTTGACCGTAACAATGGTCTAAATGTTGATGAAGCATCAACTACTTTCGCTGGTGTATTAAACGGCAAATATAAAGTGTATATCGATCCATATGCTGCTAACCAATCTTCTACTCAGTTCTTCGTAGCTGGTTACAAAGGTACTTCAGCATTCGACGCTGGTTTGTTCTACTGCCCATACGTTCCACTACAATTGGTTCGTGCAGTTGATCCTAACAGCTTCCAACCTAAGATCGGTTTCAAGACTCGCTACGGTATGGTTTCTAACCCATTCGTTCAATTGGACAATGGCAATACTAACCTTGGCGCTGGTCAAAACTACTACTACCGTAAGGTTGCTGTTACTAACTTGATGTAATCAAGTTTTTAATTAAACCGACGTAAGAACGGTATTTAAAGAGGGGTCTTCGGATCCCTCTTTTTTCATAAGATAAATACTATTATGACTATTACATCTAACCCAATTCCGCAAAAAATAACTCCATTATCGCCTAATGGGTTTTTGTTTACGATCGCATCATTGCCAGAGATGTCTTACTTCTGTCAGCAAGTAAATCTTCCAGGGATAACTCTTGGTTCTCCAGATTTCGGTAACCCATTTGCTAACATCCCAATTCCAGGCGATCACTTGACGTATGACACTTTGAACATTCAGTTTCAAATTGATGAATCGATGGCGAACTACAAAGCAATTTACAATTGGATTGTTGCGTTGGGGTTTCCTGAAACATATCAACAATACATTAATCTTGTAGACGCAAACGCAGTTACAGCTTTATCTGAACTTGCAAAAAACTTATCAAACGCAACATTATTAATTCTTGACCATTCCAACAACGTTAGCCAAACTGTAAATTTCTACGATATATTCCCTGCTTCCATTGACGCAGTTATGTTCGAGTCTACAAATACTGATGTTCCATATATTGTTGGTAATGCAACTTTTAAGTTTTCTTACTTTAATTTCGCTTGACATTATTGCAGATTCGTAGTAAAATTATACTACGAACATTGGAGATATTATGACACTTGAAGAAATGCAGGACATGTGGGATGTTGATTCCCAAATTGATGATAACTATCTGGGCGAAAATTCTACAGCAACACCAAAACTACACGCCAAGTATGTAAGATTACTTGTTAATGTTAAACTCAAACACACAAAATTAAGTTCTGATTATAACATTCTGCGTAAAAACAAGTTTCGTTATTATCGTGGAGAATTGTCTCGAGATGAATTGACAGATCTTGGTTGGTTACAATGGCAAGGTGTTAAGCCACTTAAAAATGAAATGGATGAGTTTCTCTCTGGTGACACTGATCTAAATACATTGAAGGTGAAGATTGATTATCTTGAAACAATGATATACTTTTTGGAATCTGTTCTCAGCCAAATTAAAGCACGTGACTGGCAAATTAAAACAGCTGTAGAATGGAAGAGATTTTTAGCTGGGATGTAATGTTAATTAAAATTGAAAAATTAGATGAGGTTTATGTCCGAGTGTTCAGCGACCCAAGTGTCGAACAAGAACTATCGGACTTTTTCACATACGAGTATCCAGGAGCAAGATTTACTCCACAGTATAGAGCACGTTTGTGGGATGGTAAAGTTCGTTTATATGATCAAGTGAGAAAAACACTCTATGTAGGTTTGGTTTCATACGTGGAAGAATTCGCAACACGCAATGGCTATGCGGTTGAATATTTAAATCAAGTAACATATCAAAATGGAATCACTCACGAACAAGTTGAAGGATTCGCAAAAATTTTGAAACCAATGGGTCGTGGGCAACCTATTGAAATTCGTGACTATCAAGTAGAAGCAGTAAAGACTGCTCTTGATAAAGAACGTACTCTACTTCTTTCTCCAACAGCATCAGGTAAATCGTTTATCATCTACACTACGATGAGATGGCACCTTGCTCACAATCGTAAATGTATTATTATTGTTCCAACAACATCTTTAGTAGAACAATTATACGCTGACTTTGAAGATTACTCAACTGAAAATAAATGGAGTGTTTCTGGTCATTGTCAAAAATTATACAGTGGATTCTCAAAAGATTTTACCAAAGATGTTCTTATTACAACTTGGCAATCTGTTTATTTACAACCACGTGCTTGGTTCAAACAGTTCGATGTAATTTTCGGAGACGAAGCGCATCAGTTTAAAGCGAAGTCATTATCTACTGTAATGGAAAAAATGGATAACATTCGCTATCGCATCGGAACAACAGGAACACTTGATAACAAAAAGGTTCATCGTTTAGTTCTTGAGGGTATGTTTGGTCCAGTTCACAGGGTTACCACTACTAAACAGTTGATGGAAACACAGAAACTCGCACAACTAAATATTACATGTGTAGTTCTGAAATATAATGATGAGATTCGTAAAGGACGAAAGAATAACACGTACCAAGAAGAAATGGATTGGCTAGTTACTTGTGAACCAAGAAACAAGTTTATTCGAAACTTGGCAGTAAAATCTAACGGCAATACGCTGGTTCTTTTTCAATACGTTGAAAAGCACGGCAAAGTCCTATACGATATGATTAAAAGTAAAGTTCACGAAGATCGAAAAGTATTTTTCGTTTATGGTGGAACAGAAACTGCAGATCGTGAGTCTATTAGACACATAACAGAGGGAGAAGACGACGCTATTATTGTAGCTTCGTTTGGCACTTTCTCAACTGGTATTAACATACCTTCGTTGGAAAATGTTATCTTTGCATCTCCCTCGAAAAGTAAGATACGAAACTTACAATCAATCGGTAGAGGGTTGCGTTTGAAAGATGGAAAAACGCATTGTAATCTATATGATATTGCTGACGATCTGCATTGGAAATCTTGGAAAAATCATACATTGAATCACGCAGCAGAAAGATACAAAACTTATGCTGAAGAACAATTTGATTTAAAATTGGTAGAGGTAAATTTATGTTAACTGGTAACGAGCACTACGTAATTGTAAAATTTGTTTCTGGTGAACAAGTAATGGCTGTGTTGGAAGCTGAAACTGCAGACCAGATCAAAATTTTAAATCCGATGTTAATTAGATTGTTTCCTGTTATGGAAGGGAACAACGGTAAAGAACACGTTACCGCAACTCCATATTCAAAATTCTCCGATGATCAATCACTGGTCATTGACAAAAGTAAAATCCTGTTTATCAAAAATCTCCATCATATTTTAATTCCCCACTTCAATCGCATCGTAGAGGAAAACTCTCGAGAGGTGCTTGCAACTCAGGGAAATAAAGCAGAAGATCTGCAGTGGGAAGATGATCAGGAGGGTGTTAATGAAGAGCTGTCTGAATTAACAATGGAAGAAGTAAAGAAACGTCTTGATATGCTAAAGAGCATAATTGATGAGAACAAGAACTTCGTTGATGGTAATGATACGATTCATTAATTTACTCACATCAAACCCTACACCGTAACTTTACTCTTTCGTCAAATAAAAAGCAAATTTATTTCTTTGTAAATATACAAGAAAAAAGATTTGACAAAATTCCCCTTTAGAAGTAAACTTACTCTTAGCTGTTATTAATTAACAGAGGATACGAATGTGGCACAATATGTAAATAACGCTGACTTTTTAGTCGCAATAAAAGATTATAAAGAAAAGGTAAAACACGCTGAAGAGAATGGCTTACCGAAACCGATCGTTAGTAATTATATCGGCGAGTGTATTTTAAAGATCGCAACGCACTTATCATACAAACCGAATTTTATTAACTATAGTTACAAAGATGATATGATTCTTGATGGCATCGAGAACTGTATTCATTATATTGATAACTTCGACCCAAGTAAGTCAAGCAATCCTTTTGCATATTTTACTCAGATTATTTACTTTGCTTTCTTGCGAAGAATTTCGAAGGAAAAGAAACAGTCGTATATTAAAGGTAAGTTGATTCAAGACATGTCGTTTGAATCATTTGATATACAAGAACATGACGAAGATGGGCATTATCATAATGCTTACATTGACTTTATGCAAAACAATAGTAATTATGACGATTCATTTGTGACCAAGAAAAAAGAAAAGGTTGCGAAAAAGAAAGCGTCTCTAGATGATTTTATAGGTGAAGAGAATGACAGCAAGACCGACGAGCGTCCGCAGTTGGATTAACAGCTTAATTGCTGACGGAGTTCGCCCATTTCCTGTAAGAAGAAGACGAGGGAGAGCTAGAAGAAAAGATAGAACTCTTCGTAGGCATACTTGGGATGCCACTGATAACATGTTTAACTTGAATAAAATTATGAACGAAACTGAAAACCAAAAAATCTTTTTAGGCTGTAGTGATTTTGATGATTTGATTGTATCAGAACTTCTTAAGAGACGTTTTGACGCAAATCAAAAAACAGTACATCGTGAAACTAATGTTCTTTGTAACAGAGAACACTGGGCGAAATGGGCAGAAGCTACATTCACAAAAGAATTGTATATTCAGCCAAACAGTTCTAGTGGTATGATCATTGAACAAGAAACGAATAATTACATTCGTTATGATGTAAACAGTAACACAACAAGCGTTCGTGCTTATGGTGATGCTGACTTCTGTGATGGTGTAATTTCTTTGGTAGAGAATAACTTTTCAGTTGTTACTTGTCACATCGAATGGGTGTATAGCGCAGACGGAAACTCTGTTAATGTTCCGTTGAATCGCGATCGCCTTCCAGTTGAAGAAATGTATCCTTTCTTGAATGGAGAAAGTTTAGAATCATATTATGATCGATACATGGAATCTTCAGCAAACATCCTCCTTTTAATTGGACCACCTGGAACTGGTAAGACTACCTTTATCCGAGGTTTGCTTGCGCACACAAACTCATCAGCTGTTGTTTCTTACGATTCAAACATTTTGGATAAAGATGGTTTCTTTGCACGTTTCATTGAATCAGATGATAACATTATGATTCTTGAAGACAGCGATGCGTTCTTAAAATCACGCAGCGATGGTAATACAATGATGCATCGTTTCCTTAATGTGGGCGATGGTCTGGTAACTACCAAAGGTAAGAAAATGATTTTCTCAACAAACCTGCCTTCTATTCGCGATATTGATTCAGCGTTGGTTCGTCCTGGACGTTGTTTTGACATCGTAGAGTTCAAACCACTACAAATCGGTGATGCGAAAAAACTTGCCGATAAACTTGGTGGTGTTGTACCCGAACGTAAGGGTGGTGAGACTATCACTTTCTCTATCGCTGAAATTTTCAACACTCAAGTTAACAAACCAAAAGAAAGAAAGGTAGGTTTCCTATGATCCGTGTACGAGCTATGATGATCGATGGTATTACTACCGAAGGATCATATGATAATATTCAAGAATTGAGTGAGTATATAGAGAAGTATTCAGTTAACATTAAAACATTGGAGGTTGATATTGAAAGTAGCGATAATAACAGACCAGCATTTTGGTGCGAGGAATGATAGCGTAGCATTTCTAGATTTCTACCAAAAGTTTTATGACAATACTTTTTTCCCTATTCTCGATTCAGCTGGTATTAGCACTGTTCTTATTCTTGGTGATACCTTTGATAGAAGAAAGTATGTCAATTTTTACGCACTTGACAGAGCAAAAAAGATGTTCTTCGACCAGCTTAAGGATAAAGGTATTAGCGTACATATGCTTGCTGGTAATCATGATACTTACTTTAAAAACACTAATGAAATAAATTCGCCAGATTTATTGTTACAAGAGTATGATAATATCAACGTAATTGATTCTCCTGTTGATATTGAGGTTGATGGTATGAAGATTGCCATGATACCTTGGATTTGTCCAGAGAATTATACTGAAAGTATTGAACATATGAAAACAACATCAGCTGTTGTATGTATGGGGCATTTTGAAATCGCTGGCTTTGCAATGTATAGAGGAATGGAAAGCCATGAAGGTTTATCTAAAGATTTGTTTGAAAAGTTTGATCTTGTGTTTTCTGGTCACTACCATCATCGCAGCAATGATTCTCACATATACTATCTGGGAAATCCGTACGAACTCACATGGCAAGATTATAACGATCCCCGAGGATTTCACTTGTTCGATCTTGAATCAAGAGAACTCGAATTCATCCAAAATCCTTATACAATGTTCGCCAGAATCGAATACGACGACAAAGAAAAAGAGCCGTTGGACTTAGATACTGTTGACTTGAAAGACAAATATGTTAAACTTGTAGTAGTTAATAAAACTGATTATTATAAATTTGACAGATTTACTCAAAAGCTGTATAATAAAGGATGTACTGAAGTAAAAATTATTGAAGATCTTTCTGAGTTTGAGGACGGAGAGATTGGAGAAGAGATTAATTTGGAAGACACTGTAAGTGTTCTTTCTCATTTTATTGATTCGATTGAAACTGATAGCGATAAAGAACAAGTAAAATCGTTCATGAAATCGCTTTATACGGAAGCTATCAATTTAGAGGTTCAATGATGCATCAACAAGAGATCCCGTTCTTTTGGCCATTAACTGAGCAAGTAAATCTTGATTTAGATTATACACCTTGTGAACGATATCAAGAGGAACAACGTAAGCAATGGGCAGCGAGTTCTATTACTCTTACATCTGGAACAGGATTAACTCTTGCTGCTAATGGTGCTGTCACTTGGGCTACTGTTAGTCCAAATTATCAGGACTTCCAAGTATTACCAGATGGTGCTGTTGGTTCTTGGAAAGTGACACCAAATATGTCTGTTGGTCGTAAAACCAAACCGAATTTTTTACATAGAATCTTTACTAAGTTAATTCTTGGTTGGGAGTGGAAAGATAATATTATTAAAGGTAAATAAACAGTGATCATTTTTCGTTCTGTTCAGTGGAAAAATTTTTTATCTACTGGTAACTCTGCTAATAAAGTACTGTTAGATAAGTCACCAACAACTTTAATCATTGGTAAGAATGGCGAAGGTAAGAGCACAATCTTAGACGCATTGTGTTTTTCGTTGTTTGGAAAACCATTTCGTAACATTAACAAGGGACAGTTGATTAACTCAATCAATGGGAAGAACTGTTTAGTCACCATTGAATTTAATGTTGGGAACAAAGAATATAAAATCATTCGTGGTATCAAACCAAACGTATTTGAAATTTGGTGTGATGGCGTCATGCTCAATCAAGATGCTGCATCACGTGACTATCAGAAAGTTCTTGAGCAACAAATTCTACGTCTAAATTACAAGACCTTCACACAAGTTGTTATCCTCGGATCAGCTTCATTTGTTCCATTCATGCAACTTCCATCTCACCAACGTAGAGAAGTTATTGAAGATATCTTGGATATTAAAATCTTTTCAATAATGAATCAGTTATTGAAAGAGAAAGCGCAGGAAACTAAAGATGCTATTAACAGAACAGAGAGTGAAATCAAGAGCGCAAAAGATAAAGTTGAGTCTCAGCAAACAATCATCAAAACGATTACCGAAGCCAAGACCACAGCAATCGAAAGCATCCAAGCAAAGATTGTTGCTAACAATGCTGAAGTGGCTAAGACAGAGAGCGAGATTGAGCAAATCGTTTCGGAGATCGAGTCACTTAAAACAGGGATTGCGGATAAGAAACGAATTGCTGAAGATATCGAAAAGGCAAAAACTCTTAAGTCAAAGTTGTTACAAAAAGTCGAAACCTGTGAACTACACAGTGAATTTTTTTCAGAGCATGAAGTATGTCCGTCATGCAGTCAAGACATCCCAGAAGATCATAAGTCGAAAATCATTCAAGATCTTGAGAGTAAACTTGCGGAGAATAATTCAAAAGTCGAAGATCTTACCACAGTCTTACAAAAACTTAATGCTGACCTGGAGCGTATTAACTCCATCGTTGAAAAAATCACAGAGAAAAACATTGAGCTATCAACAAAAAATTCCACAATCACGTTACTCAATAAACAAAATGGTAGCCTTGAATCAGAGATTCAAACAGCGAAGAATGATACAACAAACATTGATGAAGAGAAACGTAAGTTAAAAGATTTGGCTCAAGATGCACTCGATAAGATTACTGCGAAAACATTACTTAACGAGAAACGAAACCTTGAGGAAGTTGCTTCTATTTTGTTGAAAGACACTGGGATTAAGACTGCGATCATTCGTGAGTATTTACCAGCGATGAACAAGTTGATCAATAAGTATCTTAATGCAATGGATGCTTATATTCATTTTGAACTTGATGAGTCGTTTAACGAGATCGTTAAGTCACGCCATCGTGACGAGTTTACTTACGCAAGTTTCTCAGAGGGTGAGAAGATGCGTATTGACTTAGCCATCCTCTTTACATGGAGACAAATTGCCAAGATGAAGAACTCAGTCAATACAAACCTATTGCTGCTGGATGAGATTTTTGACTCATCATTGGATACAGCTGGAACCGACTACTTCCTAAACCTTATGAACCAGTTCGGTGACAAGTCCAACATCTTCGTTATAAGTCACAAGGGTGACCAACTTTTCGACAAATTCAGGTCTGTAATCAGATTTGAGAAGAGAAACGAGTTCTCCGTAATTGTATAACCCTACGTCCTGTAGGGTTATTTTTTCATTATAAATCAACGACTTACGAGGGCTAAAAATAGTCCTTGACAAAAAACACATAATCAGGCATAATTACTCTTATAATGAGGAATTGATTATGAAAATAAACGCTGTTGACCTTTCTGCAAAACTACTCGCCACTGAGAACATCAGTGTTCGCCGAGCAAGAACCCAAACTGCATCGTTCGATGTTAAGTCCCGTGTGCTAACCCTACCTATGTGGAAAGAAATGTCCCCTGTGGTAGAGGGTATGCTTGTTGGTCACGAAGTTGGTCATGCATTGTATACAACTGAAGAGTATTTCGAGCCGATCAAAAACAACCCTAAGATTATGGGTTATCTAAACATCCTCGAAGACGTTCGCATCGAGAAGTTGATCAAGCGTAAATATCCTGGTATTCGCAAAACAATGTCCGAGGGTTACAAAGAACTCAACGAGAAAGACTTTTTTGGTGTTCAGAAATCTGACATGAATGCGATGTTGTTGATTGATAAAATCAACCTTTACTTTAAAGCTGGATATGGTTGTGGTGTAAAATTCAGCATCGGCGAAAAGAATTTCGTTGATCGTGCCGAACGCACTGAAACTGTTGATGATGTTCTTGAATTGGCCAACGAAATTTATGCGTATTCACGTGAAGAGTTGCGCAAGAAAATTGAACAGGGTCTTGCTGAAGAACCAGAACTGTTAGAGGGTGATGACGATTTTGGTGACCTTGACGAAATTGATGAAGATTTCTCTGGATCATTTGACGACTCTGATATTGAAGACACAAACGAAACTTCTGAGGACGATGGTTTCGATAATAACGATAAAAAACAACCTTCTTTGGGTAGATCTTCTGAAGAACAAATAGAACAGAAACTTGACTCTGAGTTGGAAACCAAGACAGACAAAATGTTGTCTAAGAAACTTGAAGAGTTGGCTGACGATAAAACAGAAATCTTGTATTATCAAGTTGATGATTCTTACACGTTCGACCCAATTGTCCCATTCAAGAAAGTTATTTCTGAAACCACTGAAACCGATGAAATATACACAGACCCTGACTATGGTAATAAACAGAAAGAAACTCTTGACAAATTCAAATTGAATTCTTCACGTATTGTTAACTATCTAATCAAAGAGTTTGAGATGCGTAAGAGTGCGACTTTATACAAACGTGCTCAAACATCGAAGATTGGTCAGTTGGACATGCGTAAGGTTTGGTCTTACAAACTAAACGACGATTTGTTCAAACGTGTTACTACTATTCCACAAGGTAAAAACCATGGCATGGTTTTCTTACTCGATTGGTCTGGTTCTATGCAAAACGTGATTCAAGAAACAATCGAACAGGTTGTTACCTTGGCTATGTTCTGTCATCGTGCTCAGATTCCATATCAGGTATTTGCCTTTAGTTCGCAGTATGACATTTTCCGCGATTTTACATACGAAGAAAGGGTTAAACAAGCAGAACTCGGCTGCCAAGGACGTGCTGATGGAACTTTGAATAATGGTAGACAAACATTTGCTTTGCTTGAATTGTTGTCTAACAAGATGAGTAGTGTTGAGTTTAATACAATGGTTCGTAGATTGTTGTGTTTCTGGAAATTCCAACGTTCTAAATCTTTCGATTATAGTTTGAGTGGAACTCCACTTAACGAAGCACTTGCGTATATGTTAAAGTATATTCCTAAGTTTGTTTCCGCAAATAATGTGGAGAAACTTTCGTTCATCACGTTGACCGATGGTGAGGGTAGTCCTTTATATCCACACAGTTCTTCTCGTTATGCTTTGGACGATCATCGTTATGTTTATGATGATCAAGGTAAGTATACTAAGATTCAACAGAAACATTTTCTGGTGGATCCAGTTACGAAGAAAACTTATAACTTCTCACGGTATTCTAATATTCAAACTGAATCGTTGATTCGTATGATTAAAGATCGTTATGGTGTTACGACTGTTGGTTTCTACGTCACAAGAAACCATCGTAATGATTTACAAGCTGTTGTTAATTCTAATATCCCAGGATTCAACGGTAGTATGTTCAACATGATTGAAAATATGAGAAAAGATTTTCGTGATCAGGGGTTTTCTTCTATCAAGAACAGTGGTCGTGATGATTTGTTTATCATTCCAATCAACTCTTTGAAAACGGAAGATGCTGAAGTGGAAGTTGAAGAAAAGCATACAGCCAAGCAAATTGCTCGTCAGTTTACAAAGGTTATGTCTGGTAAAAAGACCAGCCGAGTTTTACTGAACCAGTTTATTGGCTATGTTGCATAACCCTACAGGGTGTAGGGTCTTTTAGACCCTTACCTGTAAAGGATCCCATGGGGTATTGACAATAATTCAATAATCAGGTATAATTATTGTATGGAAAGTTGAATTGTAAGTTGTTTTATTATGAAAGTGAGTGAATGATGGCAAATTTTGATTCTGGTTTTGTTAGTTCTTTCGAGTCTAAGTTGACCGAACTACATCCTGATGTTTTTACCAATGGTGTAGTTTCTCGTGCGCAACTTATGGAAACTATGGATGCCCTTGGCACCAAAAAATTCCCAAGCTGGCTAATGGTAAATAAAGCTGGTCGTGGATTGTATACGATTGATGGCGGCAAAACTGCGCCTGCTGTTGGAAATACTGCTTTGAAACCTGTTGAACCTGTGGAATCTTTTACTGTGGATTATACTAACGTCAGCTCTTTGATTCCTAAGAAGGATCCAAATTTTGTGCCATTCGGAAACTACTCAGATCTTGAGAACATTATCAAGTCTAAGATTTTCTACCCAGCATATATCTCTGGTCCGACAGGTAACGGTAAGTCTACTATGGTTGAACAGATTTGTGCGAAACACAAACGTCCTTTGATTCGTGTAAACTTGAACATGATGACTGACGAAGATCAGTTGATTGGTTCTAAAACCCTTGAAGACGGTAACGTAGAAATCGTTGAGGGTCCAGTGCTAATCGCTATGCGTACTGGCTGCACTCTATTGCTTGATGAGATTGATGCTGGTTCAGCTAACACTCTGTTGTGTTTACAACCTGTTCTCGAGGGTAAACCTTATTACTTCAAACTGAAGAATGAGATGATTGTTCCTGCCGAGGGTTTTAACATTATGGCTACTGCCAACACTAAAGGTAAAGGTAGCGATGATGGTCGTTACATTGGTACCAACGTGTTGAACGAAGCATTCTTGGAACGATTCGCTGTGACTTTCAACCAAGAATATCCAAACGCAAAGGTAGAAGTGAAGATTATCACAAACCTTATGCAGACTTATGGATGTGAGAATCAAGAGTTTGCTGAAACTCTCGTCAAGTGGGCTGAAGCAATTCGTCGCACTTTCGAGGATGGTGGTGTTGATGAAACTATCACTACTCGTCGTATGATCCACATCGTTCGTGCCTTTGCAATCTTCAAAAACACTAAGAAAGCTGTTGAACTTTGCTGCAATCGTTTTGATGTTGCAACAAAAGCTGCGTTCTTGGATCTGTTCGAGAAGGTATCAAACCCAGAACCAGTTCCACCTGTGGTTCAGGAAGTCCCTGTAGCTCCTAGTGCAGAGGTGCCATTCTAATCCCCTACAGGTTGCAAGGTTATTTGAAAAAAGACTTGACAAATAACCCTGTTTGTAGTATAATTATTATTGTAGTTGAAACTCTTTGTTGAAAAGGAAATATATTATGTTGAAATTTGCTGATCTTACCAAATCCCAAAAGACCTTTATCGTTCGTACTCTGGAACTTTTCCCTGAGTATCGTTCTGAGAAAACCCTTGGAGCCAAGCAGATTCATGCTGCTTACTACAAGATGAAGGACTCTCGTTCTGCTTCTGGTGAGAAGTTGGGTTATCCTAATTGGTTGCAGTCAAGCAATCGTGTTGGTCGTGGTCAATACGAAATGCCTTGGCCAACTGATGCGCAGTTGTCTAGCTTCGCTCAACCTGCGCAACCTAAAACTAAAATTGTGAAAACTCCTAAGGCTAAGAAAGTTTCTGTTAAAACAGATACTGAACTAGAGCAATCTCGCCTACAAAAAATCGTAGATGAATCTTACATTGAAGATGAGGAAGTTGAAGACTTCAATCAAATTCTCCGTGAGAACGGTATCGAGGTTTAAGTTTTTCGATCGGATTGGGTAACTGCCATCGCCCTTTCCGATTTTTTATTTTACGATGGTTAATTATGGAGATATTATGTCTAAACAAGCAAAGTTGTTGTCTTATTTGCAATCAGGTGCGCAAGTTACAGCTAAACAGATTGCTGGTTCATTTGGTTTGAAGAATCCACATGACGCAATCCACCAATTGCGCAGTCAAGGTCATTGCATCTATGCAAATCCTGCTAAGTTGGCGAATGGTACTAAGACTACTAAGTACCGTATCGGTGCACCAAGCAAGCGTATTGTTGCTATCGCCAATGCTGTTGGTGGTGCACAAGTGTTCACTGCACAACGCTAATCAGTGAGTTATGAATGGACATTCTCTGAGTGTCCATTCGTCATTTCACTGGAGGAATAATGGCAAAAGATACGATTGTTACAGTAAAAGATAAGGTTAAGGCGAGTCAAAACGCTACGACTGGCGGTAGAAAGTTTGATGGTGGTAAGTTACAATATGGTCTTGTCCCGCCACTGGCTTTGAAAGCTACTGTAGAAATCCTGACATTTGGTGCGGAGAAATACGAACCAGATAATTGGAAGGTGGTTCCTGACTCAAAACGTAGATACTTTGACGCAATGCAAAGGCATCTCTGGGCATGGAAAGAGGGTGAACAAAACGACCCTGAAACTGGTAAGAACCATTTGGCGCATGCAATGTGTTGTCTGATGTTTCTGTATGAACATGATGTGAAATATTCAAAGGAGTGATAAACGTCACCAAGAATTGGTTGACAAGTTTAAAGAATATAAAAATTTGACAAAATGATTCAAATGAAGTATAATTTTTTATACATATTATGTGTTAATTACATGGAGAAATATAATGAAACTTTCTAAAGAAACTGTTACCCTTATTAAAAACTTTGCTGGTATTAACAGCAATCTTCTTTTGAAGTCTGGTAACAAAGTGTCAACTATCTCGTCTCAGAAAAACGTAATGGCTGATACAACTGTAACTGAAACCTTCCCAGCAGATTTTGGTATCTACGACTTGAATGAGTTCTTGGGTGCGATGTCTGTGTTCGAAGACCCTGAGTTGACGTTCAATGATAAGTTCGTTACAATCTCTCAGAATGGTCAAAGCATCAAATACTTTGGTGCAGCTCCAGACGTTTTGGTTGCTCCAACTAAGTCTATCACATTCCCTGATTCTGACATCGACTTTACGTTAACCAGCCAACAGTTGGATATGATTCGTAAGACTGCTGGCGTTCTTCGTTCTGAGGATTTGTCTATCGTTGGTGATGGTACTACTATCACTGCAGTTGTTGGTGATAAGAAAAATGCCACTGGTAATAATTTCAGCGAACCTGTTGGTAAAACTGATAAGACATTCAAGGTTAATTTGAAAGTTGAAAACTTGAAGATGCTTCCTGGTGACTATTCTGTCAGCATCTCTAGCAAGAAGATCTCTCGTTTCAAAGGTGCTGGTGACTTAGTTTACTACGTAGCTGTTGAAGCAGATTCTACTTTCTCTGGATGATTACTGATTTAATAACTCTATTAAAGCAGACCGAAGAATTTAGACTAAAATATGGCATAAACCCCCACGACAATTATGCTTGGAGGGAATTTATGTCATTTGAATACATGCGGGCAGTTTTTCCGAGTATTCTTAAAAAGAAAGGTAGATATGGTGCAGATGGTATTTGCCCAGAGCTTGGTCTAATTTCTGTAGAACATAAATCTGTCAACGCTACTATCAGAAAAACAACAAACAAATATAATCTTGAAAATTTATATTTTGAGTTTGACGTTTCTGAGTCTAGATTTAAACATTTTGATCAGATTGATGGGTTTATGTTTGCTATGTATGATAGAGATAGCGTCAACCACCCATATCCAGTTCTAGTTTTATTTTCTTACGGAGAATCTCTAAAGGGTTTAAAGAATGAAATAATAAAAGAACGAGATAAGTTTTTTACTGACGCCAAAAGAAAACGGGATACTATTGAAATGTATTATCCTGTATTAGAAAAATATAGTTTTGTTTATACAGGTCTTCCAGTTAAACAAGATTATATGTATGACTTGAAATCCACTTTACCGTTGGAGTATATATGATTGAATCTCGTGATGAACAATTTCTGTGGGTTGAGAAATATCGCCCACAGAAAATTGATGACTGTGTCCTACCCGAATCCTTAAAGAAAACATTTAAGGAGTATGTTGCCAAGGGTCAACTACCAACTTTCTTGTTCTGTGGAACAGCTGGTGTTGGTAAAACTACAATTGCGAAGGCACTTTGTAATGAAGTTGGTGCCGACTGGATTATTATTAACGGATCTGACGAAGGTCGGTCAATTGATACTCTTCGCACAACAATTAAGAACTTCGCCTCAACAGTTTCTTTGACTGACTCAAAGAAGGTTGTTATTATCGATGAAGCAGACTATATGAACGCTGAGTCGGTTCAACCAGCTTTGCGCAATTTCATTGAGCAGTTCTCTAGCAATTGTTCTTTTATTTTTACGTGTAACTTCAAGAATCGTATTATTGAACCATTACATTCTCGTTGTGCTGTTGTTGAGTTTAAGATCGACAATAAAGATAAACAAGAAATCGCTGCCACGTTCTTTAAGCGTGCAACTCAGATTCTGAAACAAGAGAACATTGACTTTGATCCAAAGGTTGTTTCTGAACTAATCATCAAACACTTCCCTGATTATCGTCGTATTCTAAACGAACTACAACGTTATTCAGTTTCAGGTAAGATTGATTCTGGAATCCTTCTAAATACTTCTGCTGAATCATATAAAGAGTTGATTAAGAATCTGAAGGAAAAGAATTTCTCTGAAGTGCGGAAATGGGTTGGTAAAAACTCTGAACTTGGAACTGCTGCATTATTCAAAGAACTTTATGATAACGCAATCAACACATTACAAGAATCTAGTATTCCACAATTGATTCTTGTTCTTGCTGATTATCAATATAAAGCTGCTTTCGTGGCTGACCAAGAGATAAATATCATGGCTGCTATGACTGAGATTATGGTCAACTGTAAGTTTAAGTGAGGATGATATGGACATTATTATTACATTCTTCGTATCATTTGCTTTAGGTTGGCTTCTTCGAGAGTTGTATGCTCAATACAGAGTCAAAAGTTTTATGGGTAAAATTGAAACTGCTGTAGTTGATGATGTCAAGGCAAACATTATTCGTATTATTATCGAGCACGAAAACGATACATACTACGTGTATAATGCAGAGAATAAATCTTTTATGGCTCAGGGAAATACTCGTAAAGAACTTGAGAAGAATTTAGCTTCTCGTTATCCAGGAAAGTTGTTTGGTGCCGAACCAGACAATTTGAAGAGTTTGGGGTTTGACAAATGACACCGATTATAAGTGAATATACTGAAGGAACTCGTAACGCACGAGTTTATAGAACTGCGAATGGCGAATATGGAGTTTTGTTATTTGACGCACAGGATGATTATAATGAATTTAAATCATTTCCAACAATTGACGAAGCCGAAGATGTAGCCGAGGATTGGGTGCTACATGAATCCCTTTGACTTTTTAAATGCGATTAACTATTCCAAGGAAAACCTATTCGTAGACCCACAAGCAGCTAAAGATTATAGAAAGGCAGCATTTATAGTAAACAAGGGGTTGTCTGAGTTTCCAGATACAATTATGTATGTGAATCAGATGAACCAGCATTATTACATTCCACCCGAGTGGCAATTTTCATTTTACCTAAATAGTATACCAAAGAAAAAGAGGTTCAAAAAGGACTGGGCTAAAAAAGAAGCCAAATCTGATTCTTTGAAACTTGTTATGGAGTATTATAAATACTCTGCTGAAAAGGCTAAACAAGCATTAAGTGTTCTTACCCAAGAACAACTGGCTATGATAGAAGAAAAATTATATAAGGGTGGAAAATAATAATGACTGTTGAAATGATTTATTACGACTGGACGCCAGATTCCATGCTTGAAGTGACTCTACCTGAACCCGATAATTTTTTGAAGGTTCGTGAAACACTGACTCGCATTGGCATCGCTTCCAGAAAAGAAAAGAAATTATACCAATCTTGCCATATTTTACATAAGCAAGGTAGGTACTTTATCGTTCACTTCAAAGAACTCTTTGCTTTGGATGGTAAAGAATCGAATATTACCTCTGGTGATATAGAGCGAAGAAACGCAATCGCTTCTCTGTTGCAAGACTGGGATCTTCTAAAGATTTTAGTTCCAACAACAGTGGACCAAAAAGCGTCTCTCTCGCAAATTAAAGTGGTTTCCTACAAAGAGAAAGCTGAGTGGGAATTAGTGCCGAAATACAACATAGGAAAAAAACGAAATGATTAAAATTGAATTGACTATCGATGAAGTAAATATGATTCTTCGCGTTTTGGGTAAGCATCCTTTTGAGGAAGTCGTTGCTGTTATCAGTAAGATCAAAGAGCAAGGCGATCCACAAGCACAAGAAATCATCAAGCAAATTGAAGCAGCACAAGCTGCTCAAGCAGAGGCTCCAGCTACACCTGCTGCCTAAATAAATCTATCCCTCGGGATGGGACGTATAATGGCTTCACCTTAGGACCGCTAAGTATACGAAGCGTTTTAAAGCGGACATGACGTACGATGTCGCTGGATCCCGTAACCAGTATTTTAACATGGCTCTCTTCATTTCGCCTTCGGGGATTTGCTTGAGAGTTTTTCAACTCGCTTAATAGGAGAAACAACATGAACAAACAGTTCGTACCTGCATTTTTTAGTCAAGACGTGTTTAAGGATTTTGATCGATTCTTCGTTGGATTTGAAGAACCAATCGCTCAATTCCAAAAACTACACAACGATGTTACCAAAAACATCCCTAACTATCCTCCATACAATATCAAGAAAGTAGACGATACACACTACGTCATCGAAATGGCTGTAGCTGGATTCGGTCAAGCTGATCTTGATATCGAAATCGATGGTGGTAAATTGATCGTTAAAGGTAATACTCAATCAAGCACCGAAGATAGCGAAGATAACTTTGTATTCAAGGGTATCGCTAATCGTGCATTCACTCGTTCCTTTGGTATCGACGATCACATCGAAGTTTCAAATGCTGAACTATTCAATGGTATGTTGAAGATCTTCTTGGAGCGTTTAGTTCCAGAAGAAAAGAAACCAAAGAAAGTTAATGTGAAAGCGAGAACCTAATATGAAAACCATCAAAAAGTTTATGATGGCTGTAGTTGAGGTTATCCAAGAAACTCGCAGACTTCAAGCTGAACAATATAAAAGATCTCCACTAGAGAATTATATTAACAGCAAGAAACCAACATCTGCATCAGATGTTGAGCATTGGACTCGTAAATATTACGACGGACAAGCTAGAGGTCTCTAAAAACAAGGGGAGGAAACTCCCCTTCAGCAATTATGGTACCAAGAAGATTAATCGGGTTTGAAAAAGACCAATTAAAGAAACACTTACTCAGACTACAAGGTGAAGACCGTAGGCTGCGTTTTGGCGCAGTCGTATCTGATTATATCATTGAGAAGTATGTAGATGATACAATTGGTGACGTTTGGTTTGGCTGTTTCGATGACGAACTTATCTCTGCGTGTCACGTATCAGTTAGTAATAATGAAGCTGAACTTGGATGTTCAGTCGATAAAGATTATCGTGGAGCTGGTTTGGCTCAGATAATGTTTGAGCGAGCAGTTACTCATATTAGAAGTCTGGGTATTGAAACAGTGTATATGCATTGTTTAACTGAGAACGATGCGATGAAACATATCGCCAGAAAGAACGACATGACTGTTGTTTCTTCTTATGGTGAAACAGACGCTACGGTTAAGGTCGAACCACCGACACCGATAACTAAGTTTAGAGACGCATATCTAGACAGACTTGCTTTATATGATATGCTTGTTAAAAATAACATGAAACTGTTTAAGAATACATTCTGGGTGAATCACATACCTAAATAAAGGTATGAATGCTAAGATCTCCCAGAATTTAATTTCGTTTGTATGTATACGACGTGGGGATTGGCTCATGAAAATTTCTGTATACAAAAAGAAAGATGTTTTAGTTGTGGCTCAGCATATCTTTGATGTTGAAAAGTTTGTTATAAAACAATTCACAAATCAAGATTTAGCTGCAGATTTTATTAACATGATAGTTGACAAGGATTCAATATGACAGTGAAAGTTTTTAAGATGATTAGTGGTGAAGAGATTATTAGTGAAGTTAAGGAGACGATTCAGGTCTCAGATACATATGAACTGACTTCTCCAGCAACCATCGTAATGCAACAGACCGAAAAGGGTGTAGGTGTGGGTATTGCTCCATACATGCCCTATGCGGATGGTCAGGTCGTCCTGTATAAGTCTGCAATCGCATCTGAGGGTAACCCCGACATTAAGATGGAAAACGAGTACAGACGTCTGTTTGGTTCTGGTATCCAAATCGCCCCAGCTGGATCAATAGTTACAGGCTAAAAAACCTTCCCAGACCCCACTATCCACGTGGGGTTTTTCCTTTCAAAAGTCCCTACAGGTAAGGGTTGTAAAACCCTACTGGGAGTAGGGGTATTCATACAAAATGCTTGACAAATATTCACCTTTGGGGTATAATTAATGTATGATGATTGAAAAGGAGATTGAAATGTCTGTAGTTTACAAGTCTAAGTCCCAGATCCGTCAAGAAACTGCCGATGCAGTTGCCTTGTTCCTGAAACGTGGTGGGTCAATTGAGGTTGTAAAATCTCGCAAAGCTCCAAAACAAACAATGAAGTGTAAGAATACCCGTGTTGCTTCCACTGGTACTGCTGGTTTCGCTGTTGGTTTTCCACGTAAGTCTTTCATATGAGAGTTTTCCAAGAAACAACCAAGGATTGGGTGGGCGACTTCCCAAACCACATCTACTATCTTACTGATACTAAAGAGTACATGGTTGCCTTCTATAATGTAAAGACGAAGAAGATTACTAAGTTTAGTAAGAAGATCCGTTTCGACATGCGTCACAGAACCTTTAAAGAATTGAAACACAAATGAATATAAACGTCTTTCTCGAGAGTCTTGCGGCAAACAATTCACGCAACTTCAAAATCGATCAACTAAAAGCGAACAGCGATAACGAGGTTCTGCGTGAGGTAGTTCGTAAGGCTCTCGACCCATTTACGCAGTTCTATCAACGAAAGATCCCTGCGTATACACCAAGGACAGAGCCAACCAACGTTACGTTGAAGTTTGCCCTTGATTCGCTGTATGATCTGTCGTCACGTCTGGTGACTGGTAACGCAGCAATCGATCACCTTCGTTCGTTGCTTGAGGTTCTCTCGGCTGATGACGCAAAGGTGATTGAGCGTATTATTCAGAAGGATCTGAAGTGTGGTGTTGATGTGTCAACTGCCAACAAAGTTTGGATGGGGTTGATTCACGAGTACCCATGTATGTTGTGTTCTCCATTTGAACAAAAGCTGGTAGACAAAATTAGTTTCCCTGCTTATGCTCAGCTAAAGATGGATGGTATGCGTTTCAACGCAATCGTTCGTGATGGAAAGGTAGAGTTCCGTTCTCGTAATGGTAAACAGATTCATCTGTTGGGTAACCTTGAAGCTGACTTCGCAGCTCTTGCTGGTGATATTGATTGCGTCTTTGATGGTGAGTTGCTTGTTATGTTCGAAGGCGACCATCAGTTCGCTGATCGTCAGACTGGTAATGGTATTTTGAACAAAGCGAACAAGGGAACTATCTCTGAGAAAGAAGCTGCACTGGTTCACGCAACTGTTTGGGACGTTATCCCATATGTGATGTTTGAGACTGGCTACTGTGCTGCTCCATACTCACAAAGGTTTTCTACACTCAAAGGTTTGATTGATAACCAAAAGGTCAAGGACAAACGTGTATGGCTTGTGGCCAGCGACATTGTTGAGACTCAAGAACAGGCTACCGAGATCTTCGAGCAGTATCTGACTCAGGGTCTTGAGGGAATTATTCTGAAGGATGGTTCAGGTCCATGGGAAGACAAACGTGCCAAGCACCAGATTAAATTCAAAGGTGAGTTGGAATGTGACCTGAAGATTGTTGCTGTCGAAGAAGGTAATGGAAAAGCTGCAGGTAGTCTGGGTGCGATTATTTGCGAATCCTCAGATGGTGTTGTAAAGGTTCGTGTTGGTTCAGGGTTCAGTGATTCGCAACGCAAGAACTACTGGGGTGAAAATTTAGTTGACAAAATCGTAGCTGTAAAGTATAATTGTCGTATTAGAAATAAACTTGGTGAGGAATCTCTGTTCCTTCCAGTGTTTATTGAACTTCGCGATGATAAAGATGTAGCTGATAGTGATAAGGACATAAAGTGATTCTTGATACAATTATTCGACCAAAACGATTTTTTAATGTTCGCGATAAGAAAGATATTAATGCGTATGCAGAGTTTTTGAAAACATATTCTTGGAAGCATACGAATGGTTGCCCATATATCCTGGAGTTTCCATATCTGACGATTCCAGATATGATCAAAGACAAGGTTATTCATAAAGTTTTAGGAGTAAATTGATGGCTAAAGTTGTTATTAATTGTTGTTATGGTGGGTTTGGTATTTCTAGAAAAGCTGTTGAACGTTATTTAGAAATCAAAGGCACACCATATTGGATCACTGAGGATACTAAGTTTAAGTCATTCGGATTGTACACTGTTTGGCTTGTTCCACCAGAGCAACGACCAGAATCAAAAGAAGGCGAAGCATTCTATGCCATGACCATGGATGACCGTAAGGCATACAATGAGGAATATTCGAATAACACTTGGTATCCTCATGACGTTTCTCGTGATGATTCAATTCTAATCCAAGTAATTGAGGAATTGGGAGAAGAAGCAAACGGCGATCACGCATCTCTAAAGATCGTGAATATTCCTGATGGCGTTGAATGGCAAATTGAAGAGTATGATGGTAAAGAGTGGGTAGCTGAAAAACATAGAACATGGAGTTGATATGACGACTGAAACTAAACTTGAAATTCCTTACGATGTTGCTTCTGGTATCACAAAGGCAACCCTAGTTGATTGGAGAAATTATCTTCAATCTGAGTTAGATCATTGGGAAGCAAATCCGAAAGACGAATTGAACCCTGATGGGTACTGGCTACATCCAGATGATGTAGTTGGTAATAAAAAATACATTCGTGCTTGTAATCTTTTAATCGAAGCATTTGGTGGTGAACATGGATGATAATTACGAACAATTTAGTAAACACATGGCTGAGAAATATCCTCGCTATTGTGGTGAGGGTAGACACTTTGGTGGATTTGCAGTTGGACCAGGATGGTATCCTATCCTAGAAGCTCTGATTGGGCAAATTGATTCATATACTAAGTGGCGTCGCCGCATGCGTGCCGAAGATCTACGTAACCAACGTCTGGCTCGTAAGGGTCGCGACGCAGTTATGGCTAAACTTACTCGTGGGCGTCCTTCAGCATTCTCTTGGGAAGAAGAACGTGCCGATAAAATTATGGCTGGTGTAGATATTACACCACGTGTAGATTATATTTGCATTGAACAGATTAAAGAGAAGTTCGGTGGACTTCGATTCTACTATTCTGGTGGTGATGACACGATCGGTGGTATGGTAACTATGGCTGAAGTTTGGGCTGGTCGTAGTTGCGAAACTTGTGGTAATGTTGGTAAAAGTAGAGGTGGTGGTTGGATTCAAACATTGTGCGATGAACACGCCAAAGGAAGGGGTGAAGTAGATGTCTAATTATATTCCTGATAAGTGGATAGTTGTTAAGATCACTGGTTATACAGATCAAAAGAAACCTGTCTATAAAGTTTTTGCTTGCTGGTATGGTGGTTATCTCAATGGGGATTCTTGGAAATTAAATAGTGGTATCACCAAGGTAACTCTTGAGGGAAATGTATATTCTTTTGATGGTTACTCTGGTTCTGCATATGACTGCCACAAAGATTTATATGGAACTAATTTCTATGGTCATACTGTTCTAGAAGGTTTGATTGAGCGATCAGCAGAAAATGGTGTTACTATTGAAGTTATGCCTGAAGATACAAATTGGATGGAGTTAGATTATGACGAATAAGTGGGTAATGGTTGAGTGTGTCTCAATGTTTCGTATGCGTTACATGGTTGAAGTTCCTGAGGAACATATCGATTGGGCGATGGACACTGTAACGATGAACGAAGCCAAAGAATTCTCTCAAGAACATTTGGGTGAGACAATCGTAAGTCGTCGTGCCGTTTCTGAAGAAGAAGCGTTGGCGATTTGTGATGAGGACAACGATTATTGTTCTTCTTGGACTTCTGATAAAAAGAAAGAAGTATTTTTCACAACTTGGAAAGAGCAACAACCTAATGGGTGACATTCAAACACCACAATTTGCTGGTGCTTATTTTCTGAACGATATTAATATCTGTGATAGGATAATTCAATATCATTCAGAACGTAAAGATAATGTTAAGTCATTATTCGATCCTAAAATAAAAGAATCGATTGATGTTCCACTTGAGAGGGGTGTTCCTCTCATGGTTGACTATTATTCTCAATTAATGGGTGTTGTTAAAAAATATCTAGAAGAATATCCAGAAGCAGGTGGAAATTCTAGATGGGCTATAACTGAATCAATCGGCATTCAATGGTATCCTGTTGGTGGCGGATTTAAAGTTTGGCACACAGAACGACATTCTGGTTATGGTAGAGTTGGAGCAAGGCACTTAGTCTTTATGACTTATCTAAACGATGTTGATGATGGTGGTACTGAATTCAAACATCAGAATTGGATTTGTCCAGCTAAAAAGGGGTTGACCTTAATCTGGCCAACAGACTGGACGTTTACTCATCGTGGTCAAGTTTCTCAAACAAAAGAGAAGTATGTAGTTACTGGCTGGTTCAGCCACACTGAATAAGGAATTATTATGTTTGTATTTGACGTTGAAACTCTTGGGGTAGAATCTACTACTGTGATTCTATCAGCAGCACTTGTATATTTCGATCCAGAAAAGAACCCATCCTATCAAGATTTGTTGGATGGTGCATTGTTCGTTAAGTTTGACGCCAAAGACCAAGCTAAACGATTGGGGCGAACTCTTGATCTTAGTACATTAGAGTGGTGGCAGAATCAACATCCATATGTTAAGAGTGTTTCTCTTGAGCCGAGCACCAGTGATGTTCTGGCAGAAGATGGAATCAAAATGTTGCATGATTATATGAACAGAATTCCAAACGCAAGAAACCTTACGATGTGGACACGTGGCTCTCTTGATCAGATGGCAATAGATTCTCTGTGTAAAAAAGTTGACATGCAACTCCTAACAGGGTATAATGTATATCGTGATGTGAGAACAGCTGTCGATTGTTTCACTGGTTCGAAGAATGGTTACTGCGATGTTGATTATCCTGGATTTGAACGTGCTGCTGTAATTAAACATCATCCTGTTCACGATTGCGCACTTGACGCAATGATGCTAATGTATGGAAAATAATTAATGAATTTTTACACCAATGTATTTCCCTACGGTAATCGTATGCTTGTTAGGGGAATTGAAAATGGTAAACCTTATCAACGCAAAATAGAATTCTTTCCAACTCTATACGTAACTTCTAACAAAGAAGAAAGCGAGTGGCGCACACTTGATGGTTCTGTTGTTGACGAGGTGAAGCCAGGAAGTATAAAAGAAACACGTGACTTTGTTGAACGATATAAAGACGTTCAGGGATTCAGCGTGTATGGTAATACTAATTACGTTTCTCAATATATCTCGGACACATTCGAAAGCGATATTCGTTTCGATATGGAAAAGATCCGTGTATTCTCACTTGATATTGAGACGGCAGTTGAATCTGGTTTCCCAGATTTGAAAACTGCCAACGAAGAAGTTCTTCTTATCACAATTAAAGATTCCCAAACAAAACAAATTATTACGTTCGGTTCACGTGAATATGAGAATAAGCGTAAGGACGTTCGCTATGTTTTGTGTCGAGACGAGCAGCATCTGTTAAAAGAGTTTATGATATTCTGGCAACAGAACTATCCTGATGTTATCACAGGTTGGAATACTGGATTGTTCGACATTCCATATTTGATTAAACGACTTGAACGTGAGGTTGGTGAAACACTGGCTTCTAAAATTTCACCATGGGGATTTACCAATGAACGTAAGATCTTCATCATGGGTAACGAAGAAATAACATACGATATTGGTGGTATCGCACAGCTAGATTACCTTGACTTATATAAGAAGTTTACTTATCAGAAGCAGGAATCATATCGTCTCGATTATATCGCCGAGCAAGAACTTGGTGACAAGAAGAAAGAAAACCCTGGAGATACCTTCAAGGAATTCTATACCAACTATTGGCAAGATTTCGTTGACTATAACATTCAAGATACTGAACTTGTTGATCGTCTCGAAGACAAGATGCGTTTGATTGAGTTGTGTTTGACGATGGCGTATAACGCAAAGATTAATTATGAGGATGTGTTCTCACAAGTTCGTATGTGGGATGCTATCATCTATAATCATTTGCGTAAAAAGAAGATCGCAATTCCTTCAACCAAAGGTTCATCTAAATCTGAGGCATTTGAAGGTGCGTTCGTTAAAGATCCATTGATTGGATTGCATAAGTGGGTTGCTTCTTTCGACTTGAACAGTCTATATCCGCACTTGATTATGCAATATAACATCAGTCCTGAAACTTTGACCAGTGAGAAGTTGTCTGTTTCTGTTGACAAGTTACTCAACCAAGAAGTAGATACTTCATATTGTAAACGTAGGGATCTGTCTCTTACTGCCAATGGATGGTGTTATCGCAAAGACGTCAAAGGTTTTATGCCTGAGTTGATGGAACAGATGTACGCCAACCGAAGCAAGTTTAAGAAGCAGATGTTGAAAGTTGAGCAGGAATATCAGAACGACAAGTCGCAAAAGCATCTGTTGAAAGAGATCTCTCGTCTGAATAACCTTCAGATGGCAATGAAGATTGCGTTGAACTCTGCTTATGGTGCGATGGGTAACCAATATTTCCGTTACTTTGATATTCGTATGGCTGAGGGAATTACTACTTCTGGTCAGTTGTCGATTCGTTGGATGGCGAATAAACTAAACGCATTCCTAAACAAAACTCTGAAGACAGAAGGTCTTGACTTTGTTATCGCGATTGACACCGACTCAATTTATTTGACTCTCGAGAAGTTAGTTGAATCTGTTTGCGCAGGTAAGACTGACGAACAGAAGATCAAATTTATGGACAAGATTTGCGAGGATGTATTCCAACCATTCATTGATAAAGGTTATCAAGAACTTGCCGAATATATGAATGCTTATAGTCAGAAGATGATTATGAAGCGTGAGGTTCTTGCCGACAAGGGTATCTGGACTGCGAAGAAGCGTTATGTTCTGAACGTACACAACTCTGAGGGTGTTCAATATGCCAAACCAAAACTCAAGGTGATGGGTCTGGAGATGGTTAAGTCTTCAACACCTGCAGTTATCCGTGATAAGTTGAAAGATTCTCTGGATGTTATTCTGGCAGGTGATGAAAAGATTCTGCATACATATGTGTTAGAGTTTCAAAAAGAATTCAATCAGATGTCCGTTGAAGATATTGCTTTCCCACGTGGCGTGAATGGTCTGAAGACTTATGCTGGTTCTCCGATCTATGCGAAAGGAACACCTATTCACGTTCGAGGTTCTTTGTTATTCAACCATCACTTGAAACGTCTTGGACTCGAAAAACGATACCAACCTATCAAAGAGGGTGAGAAGATTAAGTTTGTGTATGTCAAGAAACCAAATCCATTTAACGAGGACGTAGTTGCGTTTCCTCAAAAGTTACCGAAGGAATTTGGGTTACACGACTTTATTGATTATGATTTACAGTTTAAGAAGACATTCCTTGATGCTCTGCAAACTGTAATTGAACCTTTGGGTTGGAAGACAGAAGAACAATCATCCTTGGAGAATTTCTTTGGATAACATTAGAATTATTAAAACTGGAATCAATGTTTCACGTTACCTAAAACAGTTGAAAGAACATAAAGACGATTGGGGTGCTCAAAAGAACATCGAGGGAATTAAAAATGTCCACGATGAACATGGGTTTCCCTCTATCGATGCTGGCGTTCTTCAATTAGTTATTGGTGGCGTAACAAAACCAGAGGAGTATGTTGGCGACACTGAATTGTGTATGCCAACTAAAGCATTTTACAATCACACAGAAATTGTTGGATTTCTAACAAGACACTTTCACTCATTCCGTCGATGTGGATTTTTATCTTTACCTGTAGGTGGTAAAGTTGGAACTCACATTGACGTTGGGTCTTACTACCAAACAAAAGATCGTTATCATTTGTCAATACAGGGCACTTATAAGTATACGGTAGGTGATGAATCTGTTATTGTGGAGCCAGGAACACTACTTTGGTTCAACAATAAATTACCACATGGTACAGAGAATATTGGCGACTGCGTGCGCATAACCTTTGTATTTGACGTTCCTCACCACAAGAAAAATCCGTAAATATATTTGACAAATATTAACATACATAGTAAACTAATACAATATAGGAGATAATAATGGCTAAACGAGTTCTAAAATTTTATGCTGACTGGTGCCAACCTTGCAAGATGCTTGCTCGTGTTGTAGAAGATGCGAAAGATAAAATTGATATCCCAGTCGAAGATGTAAACATTGATGAAAACCTTTTCATGACCCAACAAATGGGCGTCCGAGGTGTTCCAACTTTGGTTATCGTTGATGATGACGACAAAGAAATCTCAAGAAAAATTGGATACATGTCCGAAGCAGAGTTTATTTCTTTTGTGAAAGGTGAATAATTATGAGCGTACTAGAAAAACTAAAAAAGAATTCCACTATCAAAGATACAGCAATTCTTTCTCAATCAAAGTTCTTCACCAAGAAGGACATGATCCCCACCTCTATTCCAGTAATTAACGTAGCTCTGTCTGGTCGCCTAGATGGCGGTCTAACTCCAGGTCTGACTATGTGGGCTGGTCCATCAAAACACTTTAAGACTGCCTTCAGTTTGCTTATGGCTAAGGCATATCTTGACAAGTATGAAGATGGTGTAATTTTATTCTATGACAGTGAGTTTGGTACACCACAATCTTACTTTGATTCTTTTGGAATCGCATCGGATCGTGTCATTCACACACCAATTACCGATGTTGAGCAGTTGAAGTTTGATGCAATGAATCAACTTAGTCAAATCGAACGTGGTGATCACGTTATGATTATCATTGATTCTATTGGTAACCTTGCTTCGAAGAAAGAAGTTGAGGATGCTCTAGAGCAAAAATCTGCTGCTGATATGACACGTGCTAAACAGCTGAAGTCATTGTTCCGTATGGTAACTCCACATCTTACAATCAAGGATATTCCTATGGTTGTTGTGAATCATACATATATGGAAATTGGTATGTTCCCTAAAGCCATCGTTGGTGGTGGCACTGGTTCATATTATTCTGCCGACAACATCTTCATTCTTGGACGACAACAAGAAAAAGAGGGTAGTGAGGTTGTTGGTTATAACTTTATTATCAATGTGGAAAAATCTCGTTATGTTAAAGAAAAATCTAAGATACCTGTTAGCGTATCTTTTGATGGTGGTATTAGCCGTTGGTCTGGTTTACTCGATATCGCACTCGAATCTGGACACGTCATCAAACCTTCCAATGGTTGGTATCAAAAGGTAGATAAAGAATCAGGTGAAATTGATGAGAAGAAGTATCGCCTAAAAGAAACTGATACAAAAGATTTCTGGTTGCCAGTTCTTAAACAACCATCTTTCTTTAATTTTGTTAAAAACAAATATTCAGTTGGAACTGATTCTATTCTAAGTGATGATGAAATTGATGCTGAACTTGCAGAGATTGATGTAGATGAATAATATTGTAAGACCCCACAAAGTTTTGGAAAACAAACGCAATGGTGTTCAAGCGATAAAGTTGACAGAAAGTCCATATTCAGGTATAATTTTTAATTATGGAAAGGTTGATTTTGATGAGCAGGGCGATCGTCTCAAACTGCACTTCGAATACGACATTATTGATGACGCTGGTGTGGACTACATCAAAGAAGAACTTGAGCAATACCTAGGTGATATGCTTGTAGAGTTTATCACTTATGGATTGATTAAAAATGAAATAACTTATACAGGTGGTGTTGATGAGAATAGAACAGGCGATCCTATCGAACCTGATTCACAATGAGGAATATTGTCGTAAGGTAGTTCCACATTTAAAGACTGAATATTTTACTGACAGAAAGGAAGCAGCAATTGCTTCCTTGTTACTTGGATTCTTTGAAAAATACAACAAGCCAGCTTCTCAAGATATTCTATCTATTGAGGTTGGTAATTTAACAGGGCTAACTGATAAAGAAGTTCCCGAATATGAGCAGTATGTTAAAGAACTTACACACACAGAAAAGAATCAAGAATGGTTGCTAAGCGAAACAGAAAACTTCTGTAAAGATAGGGCTGTATATAATGCGATTCTTAAATCAATTAAAATTGCTGAGGGACGAGATAAAAACTACCAGAAAGATGCTATCCCATCTATTCTCTCTGAAGCACTTGGCGTTTGTTTCGATAATCACGTTGGTCATGACTATCTTCAGGATGCTGATGCTCGTTACGATTTTTATCACAGGATTGAAGAGAAGCTGGCTTTCGACTTGGAAATGTTCAACAAAATTACCAAAGGTGGACTCTCGAAGAAAACTTTGAACATTGCTTTGGCAGGTACTGGTGTTGGTAAGTCTTTGTTTATGTGTCACGTGGCAGCTTCAACTTTAATGCAGGGTAAGAATGTTCTCTATGTGACTATGGAAATGGCTGAAGAAAGAATCGCTGAGCGTATTGATGCGAACTTATTAAATCTTACCATGGACGAGTTAAAGGTTATTGATAAAGATATTTTTGATTCTCGTCTTGAAAAGATCTCAAAGAAAACGCAAGGTAAGTTGATCGTTAAAGAATATCCAACTGCTTCTGCTCATGCGGGTCACTTCCGTGCGTTGCTTGAAGAGTTGAAGATGAAGCGTGAATTTCTTCCTGATATTATCTTCATTGATTATCTGAATATTTGCGCAAGTCAACGTATGAAAATGGGAGCTTCTGTAAACTCTTATACATATATTAAGGCTATCGCTGAAGAACTACGTGGTTTGGCTGTTGAGTATAATGTTCCTATTGTATCAGCAACTCAAACTACTCGATCTGGTTTTACAAACTCAGATCCAGGACTTGAAGATACTTCTGAGTCATTTGGTCTTCCAGCAACAGCCGACTTTATGTTTGCGTTGGTTAGTAATGAAGAATTAGAGCAGTTAAATCAGATTATTGTTAAGCAGTTGAAGAATCGTTATAGTGACCCGAACTACTTTAAACGATTCGTTATTGGTATTGATAGAGCTAAGATGAAACTATATGATGTTGAAGTTTCTGCTCAAACAGGTTTATCTGACGCAGGTAAGAATGACGATAAGCCACTATTCGACAAAAGTGATTTTGGAAAACGAATACATAATGAAGATCAATTTAGTGGATTTAAGTTTTAGGAGAATGAAATGGTAAAGGTTTTAGTTGCTGATAGAAAACTTGATATGGAGCATATGATTGGACAGTTTCCAACCGAAGCTGACTATGACTTGCTTATTGAAGAAGATTATGATGTTTATGCGCCACCAGATTGCGATCTGGCGACTCAAGCTGCGTGTGATGTTCCAAAAGATTGTTCATCTTGTTCTCATGGAATGGATGAACGTCGCATCGTGTTTAAGTTCCGCAAGAACTTCTTCACCAAAGAACAACAAGACCAAGCATATGCTGGTTTACGAGACGCAGCAACTGAAACTCAAAATCGTGGAGCTGCAGCTGGTCCACGTGCTGAAAAGCTGGGTAATCGTGAATGGGTGACTGCTTATCAAACTGAGATTATTGAATACTTCAAGAATCCACGTGCAGGTTTGGCTGGTATCGCAGACGACCCTGTTGAAGAAATTAAAAAGAAGTATGCTGTAGCAAAAGATGTTGTTTCTAATCGTAACAATGTTTGGTCTATTGAGAGAACAAAAGAAAACGATTTCGACTTTGATGCTTGGGTTGAAGAAACACGCAAACTTCCACTTGATAAACAGCAAGAAGCAGGTAAGTTCGTTGATGACAATTTAGTTTGCGCAACTACATACGCTAACTCTGTATTCTCTGGAATCGCTGGTTGGTTTGATCGTTACCCTCGCATTCCTTATGGTAGAGCAACTGCTTTTACTGCCAAGAATCCTGAAAAGTTTGCTATGGCATATCCTTTCTTACAAACTCTGGCTAAGGGTTTTAAGGAATTGCTTCCTTGGCGTTATAACAATCAGATGGAAGCTGTAAGTAAAATTGACCCAGCATTTGTTGTTCCTGGAACACCATTTACCACTGTTACTGTTAACAAATCTTTCCGTACAGCTTGCCACCGTGACGCTGGTGACTTTTCTAATGGTTTGTCTAATCTGTTAACATTGTCTAACAATGGTAACTATACTGGTTGCTATTTGGTGGCACCTGAGTATCGTGTTGCTGTCAACGTTCGTCCAGGTGACTTGTTGTTGATTAACAATCACGAAGTTATTCACGGTAATACACAGATTGAATGTGTTGGTGACGCTGAGCGTATCTCTCTTGTTTGCTACTTGCGCGAAAAGATGCTTGAACTTGGATCTAAAGAGTATGAAGACTGCAGATTCCAGTTTGTTGAAGATCGTAAGAACAATAAAGAACACGAATTGTGGAAGAAACTTTGGAATGGTGTTTCTGAAGGTATGTGGACTAGCCAAGAATGGTATGATTACTGCGAAAAGAAACTTGGTCGTGAAGAACTGTTGAAGTATCACCCAGAAG